TAGCATTCGGAGGCATTGAACAAATCAATCCACTGTTCTTCGGGGAACAAAGAGTTAATGAATCAGATTTTCCATCAGGTGTAGACGTTCGTGGTCAAGCTTTGCCTGATGCACAATCCTATATCAATCGCCGTAGAGATATGTCCAGTTCTACCCTTCAAGAATTTTTGCCCGGAGAGGATTACGGTGCTCGATCTGCTTATGGTGTAGCTGCCCCTCCTGGTGCTCAACTCAATCCAGCCTTCTTTAGAGAGATTACGCCAGCTTCAGAAAAAGAGGTAACTGTTGATAGCCCTAATGTTATGGACAGATATCAATATGGAATGAGTGATACTAGAAGAACTGGTACTGTTACCACACCTAGTCAGACCTTATCTAGCGTAGCCGCTGGTACAGCAGGTGAGTTCGGTGTACCTATAGACATTCTCTATGGAGTAATTAATGCCACCTCTGGTTGGAACCCAAAGGCTGTTGGTAATGCTGGTACAACCTACGGACTTGGTCAAATTGAGGAAGGCTTTATCAATAGGAATGCTGCTCAAGACCCCACTGTGGCACTTCGATATGTGGCTAGGAGCCTCGCTTCTGATTATCAGAGATATGGTGCATGGGAACTTGCCGCTCTTAATTACCATGAAAAAGGAGCCGCAGATAAACTCATTGCTGAGGGTACTATAGACAAGACCAACAAGGACTGGTTGGGTAACGCACTGGAATCCTCAGCTAAATCTGGTCTAGGTAATAACATCTTTGATTTTGCAGGCCTTGCAGCTACACCTACCTCTCGTAGTGGAAGCGGAGGTGGAGGGCCTAAGATCCCTGCTTTCCAGGAACCAGATAAGGCTACCCTTCGAGAGATATCCCGTAGAGCGGTAGAGTCTGTGTATGGTAGAACTACTGAAAATGAAGAACTGGAAGGGTTCGTAGACCAGTTGATGGCAGGGTATAAAGAAGCCTATGAGCAATCGGTTATCCAGTTACAGGGTGGTCAGTCAGTACAGGTAGATCCACAGGCTCAGTTGATAGACCAGCTACGAGGTTCTGGTGAAGGTCAATTCCGTGTTGAACGTGACCAGCAACGATCCATGATGGATAACGTGGGTGACTGGGCTAGAATCTTGCAGGAGGCATAATGGCAAATGAAGCATTCTGGCAATGGTTAGTAGGGATGGGGGTTATACAAGGCGACCCTAACTATTATGCATCTGGTTCAGCCCCCCCGGAAGAAATAGAACATGCCCTCCGTACAGCATGGAGCGGTATAGAGGTCGCCAATAGCCAAGGCACTAAGGACCAATTCTGGTCAGGCCTTGAGGTAGGTGGATATATCGAAGGTGATCCTAACTATTACTCATCTGGTCAAGCTACGCCAGAGGAGTTTGATAACGCCTTTAGCACAGCCTCTAACCCCGTTTCAGATCAAACCCCTGTGGAACCCGTCAGTGGAGAGCCTATTAATGAGGAACCTGCTAATACAGGATCCGATGGTGATATATGGTCAGACCTTGTTAACGCAGGTATTCTGCAAGGTGATCCTGATTGGTACAGTTCTGGTCAAGCTTCGGAAGCCGAATTCTCCAACGCTATTTCTGTGGCTTTTAAAGGTACTGACCCTAATAGTGAACTGCGGAAAGGCTTCATTGATTTCCTCTTCGCCAAAGGTGGAGCACAAGGTGATCCCAATTACTGGTATGGTCTTGCATCTGATTCGCCAGAAGTCTCTAGCCTTACTGAACTAGCCTTTACAGTAGATGTAGCTGGCGGGGGAGAAGATGTAGAAATCAAGGCTCTCCCACAGAATGCTCGCCTTGTTAATGTCAATGGTGAGATTAGAGCCATATGGGATTTGGGTGATGGGCTCGGTCATGCATGGTACTCTATTAATGAGGACCAGCTACAGGATTTATATGGGGAAAACTGGCAAGCTTATATTACTGAGACCTTAGGTACTGAGGGTGCCTATAATGCCAAGTACGGTGACTTCTATTGGGGCAATGTAGCAGAGATAAACCTTACAGCAGATAACCCTTGGGAAGACCTTAAGGCAAGAACTTTTGAGGCTTTCGGGTATGTAGCTGGGTTCGATGATCCAGAGGTTAAGCGCCTCATTCTTCAAGGTCATTTTGAAACATGGTCTAGTGATGAGTTCCTTGCTCATTACCGCAATACTGAATACTATCTAGGCACTACTCAAACCCAACGTGATTGGGGTCAGTATGGGGAAGAGGAAAAGAGTCAACGGATTGACTCACGATCCGCTCAACTGGTAGAAGAGTATCGAGCATTGTATGGAGTGGATCCCATAGATGGGATTAACAATGCAGAAATTCGGGCAGCGGCTGAAGCTATAGAATCTGGTGAATCCTCTGCGAGTGAGTGGTCGTACAACCAGAGAAGGGAAGCGGAGAAAGTAGAAAACTCTCCTGCCGCCCGAGCATTGGTAGATGAAGAAAGAGCCCAGGGGGAATCTGAAGTTTCCATTGAGAACCGTGGGGGTTTTGCTAGAGAGCGATGGGAATACTGGATGGGATCAACCCCCCTACCACCTGCCTTTGTAGACCGATGGGGTAGAGACCTTTATATGAACAACGCCTCTGAGGATGATCTTGAAACCTCACTTCGAGAACTATCCGCAGGTACTTGGCAAACTAAGCCAGAGAACATCGGGTGGGGTGAATGGGCCTCTCCTGTTAAGGCAAACATTCGTAACCTCTTGGAGCTCTCCTCTGTGGATGATAATGACCCGCTATTGAATCGTGTCCTAGACCAAGGATTATCCGGTCAGGATGCTACGCTCGCAATCAGAAAAGACCAAAGGTTCCGAAGTACCAATAGAATGTTTGATGAACTTGCCCAAGGCGCACAAGCTCTGGGCCGCACGTTTGGATTTATAGCATAATGCCTGAAGGATTTGACGCCGTAGAATCATTGTACCAGTTCTTCCCATGGCTTCGACAACTGGAAGGTATTGGTGAACTGCTTGTCTCCTTTGTGGAACAGGATACGCCGCCAGAAGCTATTGCGGCTGGGATCAGGGATACTGATGTGTATAGGACTAGGTTTGCTGGTATGGAATCCAGACGGCAACAAGGCCTAAGTGCTATTAGTGAAGCCGCTTATCTTGACCTTGAGGAATCATACCGTACTTTGCTAAGGGATTATGGAGTATCTGGTAGTCTTGCTCCTGATATACAAAGTCTTAGAGATTTTTCAGCAGGTCTTATATCTGAGGATATCTCTGCCTCTGAGTTAAGTCGCCGCCTTGATGCTGGTTATGCTCAGGTAGTGGATAATGGGGAATTTGTAGGGGCTGCCTTTGAACAGTTTTATGGCATACGTCCCACAGAGGAGCAACTCCTTCTCTATGCCCTTGACCCTGATAGGGGTCTTAAGGACATTGAGAACGCAGTTGAGGTATCTCTGATTGGTGGAGAATCATTCCGATATGGTCTTAACATCAGTAGAACCAGAGCCGAAATGTTGAAGCAATCCGGTGTCTCTAGAGAGATGGCACGTTCCGGGTTCGCTGACATAGCAAGAGAGACTCCACAGCTACAGACGCTAGCCCAGCTACATAACAGGAACCCTCTGAGTCAAACTGACTTGGAGAATTTGGTCTTCCATGATGACCCCGAAATAGCCAAAGAAAGGTTCCGTGTTTTTGAGACTGCACTAAACGAGTTTGGCGGTCAAGGCCGTGCAGCTACCACACAAGAGGGTGGCTTGCTGGAGCTAGTTGACCGAGACCGTTCGGTATGATAGTCTTACAAGAAGTCCTCTATAGGGATCCCGTCCTGTAGAGCGGATGAAGGGAGAATGAAGATGGGAAAGTTCGAGGATCTAATTCAGCAAGTCCGAGATGGTGACATGGAGGCACTGGATACCTTGCAAAAGGAATTCAGTGGTTCTAACCTCAGAGACCAGATTGATGCAGCCGTCCAAAGTGCGAAGGACAATGAGCCTTACATTAGAGAAGGTAAGTTCAATGCCCTTAAAGCAGGTATGGGTGAAGGTATTAAACTGACACTTGAGGATCTCGAAGATGTTGAGACCCAAGACTTTTCAGAGGATCTTCTGAGGAGTAAGGCTGATGATAAGCAGGTTAGGATGGAAGCGTTCAAACAAGACGCAGCCAACTCAGCCGGCTTTGAATCGGTAGAGGAATACGATAAAGCGATGGAAGCCGTGAAGCAGACACAATCCACAAATAGGCAGGGTCTTGAAGCCCTCGGTGGGGCTACTGCTTCCAGCAGCGGAGGTCAAGCACCACCCGCAGAGCCAGTGGAGCCATGGGACGCAAGTCTTGCGGCTTATGAGGAAGCGAAGAAATCAGGGTCTACTCAAGACAAGGCCCATGGAATCGCCGCTCATGCTCTGATGGCCGCACAACACCCAGCAGCGGAGGACCTTCCTTAATGAGTCAAGCAGGTTGCGAAGAATGTATCCCATATGCCTGGCGTCGCCAGGTAGTTAAAGGGGTAGAATGCTGCGTAACTTGCGGTCGCATTATAGAGGGCCACGAACTGACAATTGTGACTACCGCACCACCACCACCTCGCCGACACGAAAACCCGTGGGCTAGAGGGATCCGTAAGGACGAGAGAGGTTTACCTTATCTCGATGCTAATGGGCAACCCCTTAAGCTTGGTGAGCCTTTTAATCCTCGTACATATGGCAAACTGACCGTAACGGTCTAGAGAAGGAGATAACATAATGGCTGTCCAGACTGGCCGGAGAGGAACCTATGATTCAACCGTAGGTACCCGCTTCGACATCGAGGACCTAGTCTATATGATTTCCCCCTTCGATGTGCCTTTCTTGGGAACCTATGGAACGGATCGTGGATCTGTCCTTGGTTCTGAGGAAACAGTTCAGACAAAGGTCGAATGGCTTGAGGATGAATTGGTTCCAGGTAGTGACGCTCTGAGTGGTGCGGCTGTTACAGCCGATGTCTATATCACCGTTGCTAACCGGACCTACTTCAAAGCGAACGACCTCATCCGTATTGATGATGAGTATTTGAGGGTTACTGGAGACGGTACCACAGCAGATACGCTCCTTGTTGAGCGTTCCTGGGGTGCCCCTGTAGCAGCCTCTCACGCTGATGCATCAACGGTCCTGATTTTGGGTACGCTACCTGTGGAAGGTGATGATCCGGTTTCCGGTATCAATTTCACCCGAACACAGCCGTATAACATTACCCAGATTTATCAGGACGAGGTTGAGGTTACTCGTACTGAGGAAAAGAAAGGCAAGTATGGTGTCAACTCTGAAGCCGCTTATCAAATCGCTAAGAGGCTGAAAGAGGGCGCCATCAAGCTCGAAAGGAACATCATCCTGGGTACCAGGAATGATGATAGCTCTGCCAAGAGGCGTTCGATGGGTGGATTGGATTACTACGTCAGTACTAATACCGATTCAACCACTACCATAATGGCTGCGGATAAACTGCTCGACCAGATGCAGTCCGTATTCAATACTGGTGGTAACACCGATCTCCTCGCTCTCGGTGGTACACAGAAGCGGAAGATTTCCGCATGGGATTCCTCTGACATCAGGTTGTCCAGGGACGAAAATGTCCGTGGCGCTGTTGTTGATTGGTTCGACTCTGACTTTGGAAGGATCTATATGGTCCTTAATCGTTGGGTGCCGCTCCGGTTCGCATTCGGCCTGGAACGTCAGTACATCTCCATGCAGTGGTTTGACCGCTTCTTCACTGAGGCCCTTGCTAAGACGGGTGACCGTCAGCAGTGGCAGGTGGTGCATGAAGTCAGCATGAAGGTCAAGAACGAGAAGGCACACTTCAAGTTCACGGCTCTCGAAGCATAGACGTTTGTGAGGAGGGGCTTCGGCCCCTCCTTACTTACTGAGAGGTTAATATGCCAACAAGAACAGAAATCCGAAACATGACTAAAGCTCAAAAGGTAGATTTTGCCTGCGAGTTTTTCGAGGATACAGGGAATCTTCGTCAAGAGATGGAAGCTCTAAACGGGGATGACCTTAGGGAACTTCTTTTTGATAATGGTGCAGGTGATGAACCTGTAGAAGAAGAAGTAGAAATGCCAGAGGTTGAAGCTAAGTCAATTAAAGGCCCACTGGATCTAGGTAGTGGATAATCCATGGGTAACAAGTCTAAAAGAGGGCCAAAGCCTGTCACTGTTTCAATAGGGTATTGTCACCCTGAGCATGTGTCGGCTTTTTTTCATGACTCCCTTATAGGTTTGTTACAAAGAGAATGGCACAGAGTACAAGGAATTATCTCTGTGCTATCAGGCCCTAAAGTGGATATGGCTCGTAACCATATCATGAAGCGATGGCTTAAAAGTACCGATACTGATTACCTCCTGATGGTAGACACTGACATGGTATTACCGCCTGATACCCTTGATATTCTTATTAACCATGATAAAGACATAGTAGGCGGTCTATGTTTTTCTGGCATGGGTTCGGGTGGTTCAGTTAAGCCTGTCATCAAAGTAATAGAGGAAAACGAAATACTAGTCCTATGGGATTACCCTACTGATACCCTTGTCCAAGTAGCCGCAACAGGAGCAGCATGTGTCCTTATCAAGAGGAAAGTAGCAGAGGGTGTATGGCAAGCGAGAGGCAAGGACCACCCTATGCCTTGGTTTGCTCACGGTATGCACAAGAACGTCCAGATAGGCGAAGATGTAGCCTTCTGTTTAACCGCTGGCAAAGTCGGATACGAGGTATGGGTAGATACTGGCCTCATTATTCCACACGTTAAGCCAAGGCTAATAGCTGATGGGGACTACGTTATCTCTCTATCAAGGGAAGACCATCCTAACTATGAGTATCGAGAAAAGGTACCAATATATCAGGAGATCCTAGATGGCAACTCTGACTAGTACGGTTGTTGACCGAGTCCTCAATAAGTTTCGATACAAAGACCCCGTCCTTACTCTTAATGGAGCTATCACCAATGTTCAAACTGATCCAGCAGTAAATGACTTCCTCCCTAGCATTGGTAAAGGGTCTATCATTCAGGTAAATGAGGAATACATGCTGGTGACAGCAACCTCTGGAACCGGTCCAATGACTCTTACTGTGGTAAGAGGTTGGCTAGGATCTACAGCCGCTACAGCTTCTAACTTTGACCCCGTATACGTTAACCCACGGGTATTGGGTACAGAGGTAATCGACTTCATTAATGAATGCCTAGATACAATTTATCCAAAACTTACTGTGGTAAGTTCAACCGCCCTTACCTATAGTGGATCTACTATTGGTTATGAATTGCCCGTCGATGTTGGTTTTATCCTCAGGGTTGATGGGCAAGTTGATTCCACAGCTAAGTACTGGAAAGAAATTAAGGATACCAAGTACAACCCTCAGGCTGATACAACGGATTTCCCTAACGGTAAAGCTCTGATGGTTCATGCTTCTATGGCTGCTTCTTCCAAGATGAGAGTTATTTATGGCAAACCGTTTACTAGAGTTACTGCCACCTCAGATGACCTTGAGGCTGTAGCAGGGTTACAAGTTTATATGGCTGATATACCTTATTACTATGCCATGCATAAACTAATGGCTGATAAAGAAGTGGATCGTACTGATAGCTCCGGTGCAGCTAGCCATCAACGAGCGCAAGACGTTCCAGGGTTCCTCTCGCTTCGTACAGCAGACTGGTACAAAGTTCGTTACAGAGAGTTGCTAGAGAGTGCCCGAACTCGTCAGCAATTCGAGATTAAACGAGGTCTTGGTGTAGGAGGGTACGGTACCTAATGGCGTTAGCAGAAGGTGTAGGCAGTAAGTGGTCAATCGGTATTGATGGCAAGGGCTATATGATTTCGACTCTGGATCAAGAGTCACCCTTTGAATACCGCAGTTTTGCAGAACAAGCTGTACCTCTAAGAACGCCACGAATTGACACTAGCCCTGAGCCAGGTGAAGCTTCTCTAGGGGATCTGTGGGTCAGGTCTCAACATGATTGGTCCGGTGGCATGGGTCAGGACATTCTAGATGGTGAGAACTCAAATCGGCTTATGGCTCAGGAACTTGCAGGGTATGATCCGTTTATAGAAGGCGGTTTGGCAAAGGCTTCCCCAGCTATACTTGACCAAATCACTGGAGTAACCGGTTTTGGCCCTATGGTATCTTTGGGTGACCTTATGTATGTCATCACTGGCACCAAAATACATAGGTGGGATGAGACAATAGTGGAAGAGAACGTAACAGTTACTACTCGTTATGACACAGAAGGCTTCCATCATAATTTTCTAGGTCATGGGGATTATCTCTATTGGGCTACAGCCAGCGGTATCTATAGAGTCTTAACCACTGACTCTTATGGAGTTTGGTCTGAAGCTGAATCGCTAGTAAACAACCTTACTAACTGCACCGTACTTGAGTTTGGTAAAGGTAGATTGATAGCTTGTAGAGCCAATGATATCCACATCATTGATGACCTAACCTCTGCTACCTCGGGAGCTACAGCCCACTATACCCATATAGATACTTCCTGGATATGGAGTGATGCTGACGAATTAGGGCAAGGATTCTATATAGCTGGCAACAGTGAGTCCGAATCTAAATTATACCTTATGTCATTCGATACCACAGATGCCTCTGCTGGTCTTACTATAGGGATCCCAAGAGAAGTATGGAGAGCTCCTGCAGATGAGAGGATTCTTTGTGTGGAATCTTATGCCGGTTCTGCCCTACTTATTGGTACTACTAGAGGTGTAAGGAATGTCATTGTAATTGACCAAGACGGTAATGTAGTTGTTGGCCCAGTGATTGAGGTTCATGACAGGGCTAAGGTTGCAAGTATCGCTACTTGGGGTCGATATGCTTTCTTTGGTTATGGGTTCCTTAATGAGTTTACTAATCAAAACGCCTTCATGGCCAAGCTAGATCTAAGTACTTTCTCTTTTGCTGCTCCCTATAAGATTACCTATTACCAAGGTAATACTGATTACCATGCTTATATACCCCCATGGTACTCTGAAGGTAAAGCTCCAGTGATGTCATTAAATGATACAGGTACGGCTACCTGGAATGGAAGAATACCAGAGGAGAACAAGAAACTATCTAACGTAACCACTGGTATATCAACAGGCGTTATCCGGTTCGGATCAGATGTGGAGAAAGAGGTAAGGTCTCTTGAAGTTGGTATTGATCCAGCTAGTGTCTCTGTCTTAGGTTTTACATCGGATATGCCTATAGCTGCAACACCTGATGCTATCGCTGAACTTGGGGATGTTATATTCCAAATTAGTGCTAATTCGTGGGCAGCAGGTGTTGGTGGGACTACCTGGTTTATGCAAGGCAATAATGATACCGATTATCGTTGGCGAATTAGGATAGATAGTAACCGTTATCTTATTGTTCAATGGGTAGATACTACAGACACCATTAGAACTGCTACCTCTACTGTAGCTGTACCTAATTGGGATGGCTCAGACCACATCTTTATACGGATCATAGGTCTAGATGGTACTAACTCATCCGTTAGTTTCAAGTACTATGAGGGGTTCCCCGATAATGAGTACCCGGATAGTGCTGATTGGACCACTATTGATGATGTGACAATAGGGCCGTATCCAATTAAGACAGCCGGCGGATATGACACCTATCCTATAAAGCTCATCTATGACTATGATGTCTCTGGTAGACCATTCCTTTATGCCTTCGATGCGTGGGCTAATTTATACACCACTAACACCTATGAACCAGTAATCAAATTTAGGCCTACTAATCACTATCCTGATATTGCTGGAGTCTATTGGACCTTAGCCGATACTTGGAAAAACTCTCCACGTTTGAAGGTTCTATATAATCCAGATGAGCAGGGCTGGAAAAGATTAACCGACCAGATATATAGTCCTGTAGAGCCCAATATCACTTTGACCTTCCCTGATAATATGGTTATACGATCCATACAATTAAGGCTTACTTCTTCTGTTGTCAATAATGAGGGACCGGTACATGGGATCAAGAGTTGGCGATTGACTTCAGAGCCTGTACCTACACCCAGATATTTCAGGTACTATGTGCCTATTATGTTGTATGACTCCATGACCACTCTTGATGGCCACAGAATAAGTAGACAAGGGTTAGCTGATGAGTACTTAGGGTACTTAGAAACCCTATACCGTAATGGTACTGCATTCGATTTCCAAAAACCTCAGGGTTACCTTGATCCAACAGCCTTAACAAGAGTTCGGATTGAAGAAATGGAATTCAAATCATATGCCCCGCCTGAAGGTGCTTCAGGGTTTGGCGGTATTGCTTTGGTAGTATTGAAAGAGGTAGCAACATGACCGATGAGACCCTGAGTAGGAGAGAGGCTGACAGCCATCTTACTCAGGTAATAAAGTTGGTACGAGATACCAACTCAAGGACCATCATCATTGATGAACGCCTCAAAGAAATTAATGGTACTGTATCCAGACATAATGAGGAACTTTTTGGTAACCAGCATACTGTTGGTGTAGTAAGAGAGTTGGAAGAGATCCATGACTTTATGGTATCTACTAAAAGCGGTATCAAGATAATGATTACCTTACTTAGTGCTGTAGGCATAGGTAATGTCCTTCTACTCATCTCTTTAGTATCCAAGATAGGAGAGACAAATTGACTGTACCTGTATTCTTCCCTAACTCTGAGTGGATAGGTTCAATGCGTCAAGGTAAAGAGTGGCGTGGTGAAACCGCTCCTATTCTTGTGATCCATACTCTTGAAGGAAACTATTGGCCTGATCCTCAACGCTGGGAATCGCCATCCCATATTGTATGTAATCCTAATACTGGCGAGATCAAGCAATATGTATCCATGAACAAGGCTGCCTATTCAGTAAGAGATAATGCGTTGGAAGATGATTACCCAACTTGGCAAGTCGAATTGTGGGGTAAAGCAGCCAATGTACCAGGTTATTCTGATGAGTGGTATCAAGGAGTAGCTAACCTTTTAGATACTTTCCACGATGTTTACAACATTCCTGTGGTATTCGCCGACTTCTCCAATGTAAGCTACGGTGCAGATGCTCCACAGAGAATGACTGACGAGGCAATCCGTGCTTTCTCTGGGTTCCTTGGTCATTGTCACATGGGTAAGGGAGTCGATACTCATTGGGACCCAGGGGAACTGGACGTGGAGAAAGTTAAAGGCTTTATGAAGGAGAGGGATAGTGTGTGGGCTAATGACATAACCGACAAGACTTGGATGACCATGTTTCATAACGGTGTACCTGGGGTTAGTGGGTTTGGTAGGTACTATTGTTCAAACGATGGAACATATGTATGGCCAAGTAATGCGCCATGGGGATCTGACCCCCATCCTACTGCGCCAGACGGGCAAGCCAACTACGATGAGAAGGTAAACGCTCTTAACTATTTGCTGCAAGGATTCGCAATAGCAGCAGGAACAGGATAGAGACCATGAAGAAACTGTGGGATAGAATTTGGAATGCAGAACCTGTGATTTTCTCAGGTGCACTGGCTACTACATGGACAGGTGTCGTTACCTTCGATAAGGTATCCGATGATTTCTCCATCAATGTATGGATATACGTTATAATGATTGCGGTAACTATATTCTTGACAGCGATCACTCGTAATCAGGTTGAGGTCTCCAACGATTCAGAGTGAATCTAGCTCAGAATCAATATCCTGTATTACGTTTAAGGCGCCTCTCGTAGACGTTATCATTGCGGAAACGCCCCCTTGCTGTCGTATACGCTGAAGCATTAACCGCTGTCTTGGTTTGAGCGTAGACTCTTTCCCAGGTACTTTGACTTCAAAGCCTATGAATCTACCTCTGTAGCATCCCATGATATCTGGTAGACCAGATACCTGAGATGCTGATCCATGAATCTTGAACCAGAAACCGCCTCGGCGTTTCAAGGTTTTGATAATTAATGAGGTTAATTTGGTTTCATTCATAAGAAGAAGGAGGGAGGAGCACTGGTCTCCTCCCTCCTGCTAGCAGAGCGAGCCTCCGAGAAGGTCTCACCAATTGATTCTATAGCTCATCTTCGTCGAGGTCAATCTCCTCATCGTCGTCCTCATCTTCGAGAGCTTCGAGGATTTCTGCTTTCTTCATGCCTTTTTTGTATACGCCTTGCTCTCTGGCATAGGCACGGAGCTCCTTGATTCCGAGGTCGTGGAAGTCTACTTCGTCATCTTCCTCATCCTCGTCGTCCCAGTCCTCATCTTCCTCGTCTTCCTCATCTTCTTCATCTTCCTCGTCGTCCTCTTCCTCATCTTCGTCAGAGTCTTCCGAGTCATCTTCCCAGTCGTCGTCTTCCTCTTCCTCCTCATCTTCTTCCTCTTCCTCAAGGAGAGCTTCGGGGAAAATGTCATTGATTTCGGAACGAGTCTTACCTTCATATTCCCCATCAACAACTTCAATACCACAGGTACGACCGACAAGGCGATTGAGTGGGATATTCATGGTTGAGTCTTTGACTTTCACACCAAGTGACTCAAGGACTGCACGGAAGTTCCACAATGCCTTTGCTGTTAGCACATTGTTATACCAGAACCTTTGTCCTTCGTACTTCTCGTGATCCACGATATCGAAAGTCCACTTGACCATGGGGTCACCGGCTTTGGATTTCGTTGTCTCTACGCTAGAGACCTTTGCCTTGTAATTACCCTCTGCTATTCGGGCACGACGCTTGGCTCTGGATTCAACGCCCTTAAAATCAACCTTAACGACGTTCTTATCAGAGGTTCTTTTTGTTTTCTTAGCCATCACTTACCTTTCTCGGCTCGTTCTATTTTCCTCACCAACTTGGGGATGGTGACATTGTAGGCATGACGAGGAAGCCACGGTTTGCTTGCGCCTAGTGGTGTTACTCGTTCGCCAACCAATAGGTCAGGGTCTCTGAAAGTTACCCCATACCTTATTGTGTCGGATTCTTCATCTATCTCCTCTCCTTCCTCATCTTCCAAAAATGTTCTTGCCAGAATGCTGGGCTTTTCGGTCACAAAACTGCGGATCGAAGGCGAGAAATCTGGTACCTTATCAACACCAAGTTTCTCAGCTTGTTCCTCATTCAATGTGCGTTCCTGAGCGGTATAGATAAGGTGCATGTTTCTAGTCTGACACACTTCTTCCAATTCCTCCATGAACTCAGTAATGAGAGTACCCAGCCTACCCCACGTTCGTTGATCTGTGGTACCAGGTGACCGTGCTTCATCCCTAGCTTCCTCATCTTTGTTGATATACCTGAGGCCTACTCTGACAAGGGCAGACATGGTATCTACTACCACAGTTTGTCTGTCGTGATCCGCATACCTCAGGTAGTGGATGAAGTCATAGGTGTCTTTCCAACGTAGTGGACGATACGTCCCATCTTTATTACGTGGAAATACCTGAAGGTCCTTCTGTTTACGGACAGTCATTGTGCCCTTCTCTGCCTCAAGTAAAATAACTTTAGGGCCCGTACATGCAAGGGCTGTCTTACCTGACTTCACTCTACCCCATACCATCATATAGATAAGAGAGGGTGATGTGGTAACTGGTACTATTCTCGATTCAACCAGTTTGATTCTGCGTTCCCGTTTACTGTCTGCCAAGTTTCCTCCCTTCCAGGTAAGTACTCGGCTGATACTTTGTTCTCCTCATAAACTTTCCGTCTCCTCCCATGAGTTCTACCATACAAAGTTCGTGGTAATCACAATCCCAATCACAGGACATAATCATGGTACGAGTCCAAGGGTCCTCATCATTATCTTCCATGAAGTCATACCAAGCGGCCATCTCTTGCATGGTATAGTCAAGCTCCTCGACCAGACGATTCTCTATTTCCTTGGGCTTAACTATCTTGGTCCTCTTGAAATACTGATTGGAACCCTTGAGCGTACGGAGTTGTGTCTTCCATCTGTCTGGTATGTTTGGCCAGTCTTCCGAATAGTATTCTTTGAGGAAGGTAGCAAGGGTGTAGTAGTCAGTGTCCATACGCCGCTTACTGATTGACCCATCCTGATTGATTGTCGGTATCGTTGGTGGCTTCGTCTTGATGTAGTTGTACCCAAATGTATCTACCTCTAAGCCTGCGATACGCAAACCCCAAGGGTATAACCCAGATTGTAGATCCTGCATCCTGAACTCAGCGGATGGCACAGACTTCGTGGTCTTATGGTCCCACACTATTGTTTGCTTTAGTACCTTGTCATAAACTATGAGATCAGGCTTGAAAGAAAACTCATGGCCATTAGGGTGCTCGACTATGAAGGTCTCCTCAACATGGAGAATCTCCCAGTCCTTGTCATCGTCCTTCCAGTGATAGAGGTAGGCTTTAATCATCCGCTCTACTTCACTGGGTAGATCCCCGTAGAACTCTCGTTCCTCAAGTAGAAGGGTATTGAATTTCTTAGTCAAAGCCTTATGGGCTATTCGCCAATCCCTACCCATGTAATGGTACTGGAGACATTCGTGCATCCATGTACCTCTACGAAGTGGCAAGGATGGGAGTCTTGTTTCCAAACCTTCGACCATACTGTAATAGTACTGCCGCTTACATCGCCTAAACTTCTTAGCCGACGATGGAGATATTTTGATGAGGGTTTCTTCCATTGCTCGCTCTCTTTGCTAGCTGTTAGTCTAATATACCTCAGTGAGATACGTCAACTACCTTACAGTTCAATGGCCCCTTCAGACCAGAACTTTCCAACCTTGACATCAGCCTTAATCGGCACGGTCAATAGGCATTCAAACTCTTTTTCCAGGGGAAGGTTTTCCATCACCTCTACAATACGAGGAATGACATCATCCAGTGCTTCTTCCCGAATCTCAAAGAGGATAGAGTCATGAACCGTCCCAATTACTTTAGCCACAGATTCATCAAGCTCACCGTTTAGTTGGACCATGGACATCAACATCATATCCGATGCCATAGACTGGACTGGTGAATTGATAGCCTGACGTTCAGCCTCCCCTCGGATTCCTTGTTCCTTAGAGTTGATGTCCCACAGATGTCTCTTCCTACCTATGGGTGACATAACGTACTGCCTGCGTTGGGCGGCTCTCCTCTGTCTACCATGCCATGGGTACAAACCTCTAAAGTTCTGGAAGAATGAGTCCCGATAATTCTTTGCCTCTGCATCGGTAACATCTATACCGTAGTTGGTCTTGGAATACTCTACGAATTTCCGGTAACCCATTCCATATACGAACCCGAAGTTGACAGCCTTGGCCTTCTTTCTAATCTCCTGTGTAATTTCAGGTCGAGAGAGGCCAGTCGTTGCCATAGCTGTTTCGGTATGGATGTCCCGACCGAGGTGGTAGGCTCGTAGCATTGTTTTATCCTGGGAAACGTGAGCCACAATTCTGAGTTCGACTTGGGAATAATCCGCCTCAACAATTCGCCATCCCCTACGACCTCCAATGATGCCTCGTATAAAGGTGTCTCTAGGGACTTGTTGCAGGTTAGGGTTAGAGGATGAGAGTCTACCTGTAACTGTATGGAACGGCTTGAAGGTAGAGTGTAAACGACCTCTTCCGTCCATTCGCTGAGCCCAGTTCTCAAAGTAACGAGAACGGTATCCATTCCATTTTCTATATTCGAGGATGGCATCTATCACTCCACTTTCATCTAGATCATTGAGCCTGACTAGTACGTCCTCTGCTGTAGAGGGTTGGCCAGACGGTGTTGCTTTCAAAACAGGGAACTCCATCTTGCTATACAGAAGGCGTCCCAATTGCTGTGGACTGTTCGGATTGAATGGTCTCATTTCTGAAGGAACAAACTCTTGGATCAGTTCAACCTGTTCCTCAATGTTTTTCTCGGTCTTGGCTCGGCGTGCATTGAACTTCTCTCTGTGGATAGGTACGCCCCGTATTTCTACATCAGTTAAGGTATTCACAGCGGGCATCAGTAGCTTACGAAAGAGCCTGTTTGATAGAGGCTCAGCCTTCAGTTTCTTTTCAAGCTTGAGGCCTAATCTCAAGGTGTAATCTGCATCCTGCCCACCATACTCAACCAAATCATTCAATGGGGTAAGGTTAGTATGTTTCTTATTGAGGAGGTCTTTGTAAGCAGGGGCACCAAGATATACCTGCGATGCAAACCCAAGATCCTTACGGTTGTTTTCATCCAGTGCATAGATAGCACCCATGGTATCGAAGTATTGCCGCACGTTAATACCCATAGCATGGAACCATTCTTCATCGAACTTCCCATTGTGCATGTACCATTTACCAGACTCAATGTAAGGTTTGAGAAGGTCTATCACCTTCTGTGGGTTTTTCCATCGAGAACCTTCAGTCCACAGTGGTATGACATAGGCTCGACCAGGGGTAACCGATATGTTAATTGCGGATAGCTTGGCAGTTGAATCCCAAGGATAGAGACCACCGAACTCATGTTCCGACCAAGTCTCAAGGTCTATTGCTCCTCGCTTTGCCTTCTTGAGGTCTGCAATCAGGGCGCCAAGAGTTTCCTTGTTATTGACCGCTATACTACGGGTAGCTGGAATACCTTCTTCGTCATACACTAGCCTCTTGAATACTAGCAGGGCCCCCCTAAAGGCGTCTAGGTATCTTGGATTACGGAGGACGGCGGCTGGCTGTAGAGCAGCCACGAAGGTAGCACCTCCGTATTCATAGCTTGTACCGTTACGGCTCGTAATCCCTTTGAGGCCCAGTGTCGCCTTGAGACCGCTGTTTCCAAGAGCGAGTCCAAACTTTGGCCTGATTCGTTGAACCTCTCTCTGGAGATAGAGATCCGAACAGACTCGTATTTCCCTGTCCGTAGGTGAGCGGTAATCTTCAGGTCTACATTTAACCGCTCCGGATATGAAGAAGTTGGTTTTGTCAAGGCCTATCCTTTCTAGTTCTTCCCATAGGAAGCTTGATTCTACGATCGACGGGTCAGTAGCCACAACCATAAGACGTCCATGAGAGTCGTCTTTAGTAGGGATGGTTATGGGTGAACATATCTCATAAGCCTCCTCATGGAGAGGACACTCAGAACACTCGGGATCCTCTAACTTTGTTAGTGTGGATCTCAGCTTCCCAAAGGAGGTCTTTGCCTTCTTGTTTTCGGTACTCGTTCCCATAGTTCACCTCCCTTATTCCTGCATTGATAACTAATTGGGCACAGGAAATACAAGGTAAGTGAGTGGTATATAAGACCGAACCATTGGTAGATATTCCATGCTTGGCTGCGAACACAATGGCGTTTGCCTCAGCATGTACTGACCTATCACAAGCTGTAAGGTCATCGTGTGTGCAATGAAGTAACCCAGCAGGTGCCCCATTGTATCCTGTGGAAACGATTCTCTTGTCCTGTACCAGTACGGCACCTACATGCAGGCGTTTACAGGTAGAGTACATCGCCACCACTTTAGCTATATCTAAATAGGCAATGTCATCCATGCTCATTTTGTAACCTTTCAATTTCGGGCTCAAAGATATGGAGGGAAGATATGTGCATAACGAGTGGTCCCATATCCACGTTCATCATGTGTGCCAAGTGTTGTTGAAGGCGGGCGGTCATATACACATCGTCCCTGAAATAGCGGAACCAATCACATGACCTCATGTAGTACACAACCTTGAGTTTGCCATCCCTAAGAAGGAAGTGATATCCAAGAGTACATGGCACTCTCTCACCCAGTACATCAGCGGCATACAAATCCTCAGGAAACCACACTGGTAGATATGCTTGGCGTGTATGGGGTCTCATCATAAGGAGAGACTTGAGGTTATCTAGTGTGCCATAATCAAATCGAATACCTGCCCTGTGAGGAGGATAATATCTCTCCATATAGGTATGGCTAAATAGCCCTCCACCCTTGTGTTCCTCTACTCCCTGTTCATACCAAGGCCAGTTCTTGTACTGTTCACCAGGGTTCAAAGGGTTACCAGACATACGTTCTTGGAAGTGATCCTCTGCCCATGGGAGATTTGGCTTAATGGAAAATTGGAGTTGGTCTACAGTACTGGGTACTCTGTTCCATTTGAAAGAAACATCTTCCAACTCAAAGGTCTTAGTCATAGGTAAATCAGGATCACGGAATGACTGCCACTCACCTACATCTACAACCTCACCATGTTCTATGAAGTCAAGGCCTATATTCTCAAGTATTCTACCGAACCAGTCTTCCCTATAGTACATTCTTTACCCTTCCGTGTACTCCCAAGAAACTACCCCTTGGGTTATCAAACCACCACCCTTGTAAGTTGTGGCGCTTAATGAATCTGGTTGTATCACTATCCTCTATTGAGTCATGGAATGTATCGTGTACCAGTAACATAGAATGAGGTGGCGAGTGATTGAACCACAGACTCAACTCTTCCTTCCTACGTGAAGGTTCTGAATCCAGAATTACAAAGTCCGCTGTCACCATATCTAAGTAACCCGGTTGGCCTAACTCATAATTAAACTGTGGAGATGGAGGAACATTCTCCACCATATCTAACCATCTCTCCTGATGGTCAAAGGTTATTAGTCTCTGAGTATCTTTCATAACACTTAGGACCCTACGAGTTACATACCCCTGACCTAGTCCTGTCTCTATGATAGTGGCTGTATCATGGAGGGATTTTGTTACATACTTAGCCACATTACAGAACTCCAACTCAGGGCTCATGATATTCCAAGCATTGAATCCTGTCCACTTACCTGAGAACTCCACTTCATCTACCAATGGGGCCTCGTTAACCCAAGGATTCATAGTAACCTTCTACCTTCCCAAAGTTTAGCTCTCCCACTGGAGTAGAAGGAACGAAAATCCCCTGTTGATATTCCTCATAGCGTCTGCGGATTCGTTTGAATGGCCCGTACAGTTCTTCCTCTACTGTCTTACCATCTCGTTCAAACTCCAGAACTTTTTGCCACCATCGGTCAATGGATTTCCAAGTAGGAGTAACGGGCTCACACAAAGTCAGTTCTTCCATCAAATCTGGCTGAGTATAAAGGTAAGGGAGACATTTAAAACTATGGAGTTGCATTACGTCCAAGTGCCACTGGAGACGAATACGCTCGGGCGAACCTTCACTGATTTCCCTTGCGAGAACATGGACAAGAGCCATGTCCAAGCCAAGCATGTAGGCATTGTAACTAACCCTAGAGTGTATGGTGAGCGTAGGTATGACCTTGTCATTTCTATCTGATCCTCGGAAGGTGGCTGCCAACAAACAATTACCCCACTTATGCTTTCGGTCGGAGCGGGTAACGTGCTTGAAGTGGACGTTTGTGATAACTCCGTTCCTACCCTTATCTTCGAGGATGATTCGTGACCGCTTGATAAACTCGGCAGTTTCATATCCGTCGAGGTATTCCCTTGTAAGTCTCGTCCAGCGGGATGGGTTAAGCCATACTTCCTGGAGGTCAAATTCGTATGCCATTGAGTCAGCCTCCAAAATGACATTGTTAAGGTTTGTACCGATACCCAGTTCAAGGTCTACCTCCTCTTTATCTAAATGCCAGCGGGTAACATCATGCCACAGTTGAGTTTGATCTTTGGCTCGGAGTACTTTAAAGCTCATGGCTAGACCACTCATGGTCACCACCATGGTTAAGGTCTAGGGTGCAGTACTGATAAGGCCCATAGCCTCTGAAATTTCCACAAGCAAATGGCTTTCCAGTCTCTGGATACTTGATCCAGTCCCTGTCCTTTACCTCTCCCCATGCAGACTCAAGGCAACCCGATAATTGATAGCCATTAGTGTTGCAGTAACTGGCAAGGTAGATCATGATGTCACCAATTGCGTCTACTGCTGCTGCTCGGTGCTCCTGTGAGGTGCCTCTGATCTGTTGCTGTGCTTTAAGGTGTGCGTGTGCTAGCTCTCCGACTTCTTCAGTCAACCCTAATAGCGCATCGTGCGCCTGTTGATTGGGGAAATTATGACTCAACCACTCCAGATGCTCATTCTGAAATTCATGTAGGTCATGCATCATTGATGATCTCCTTACCTTTGTCTATGTAGTATTGGTCAGGCTGGTCTACTGGAAACAAACCTTTTGGCTGGAAAAGTGATTCAATCCTGTGGGCTACATACCTCACCCGAGATTCACCATAATCCCAGAATCCCATTTGATATCCGTCGTACTTCATGAGGAGAGAGACCATGTTGTAGGTCGCAGCTACCTTCTCCCTATGCTGATAGATGTGGTTACCTCTGGGATCAGTATTACTACCACGATATGGCTTATTGGTGGAAGTCATAATAGTAAGAGTATCAGGATGCTTTAACCTGTGGAGAGATTGGAGAGGGTTACGAAGGCGAGTGAATCCTCGTATCACAGGACCATATATAAGCTCGGATATTTCAGGTGTGCGATCCAGTATATAAATCTTCCCACTCCTATGGGACCGCTCTATATGTTGGGCATTCCATTCGTTCCAAGTTTCATCCCATTCCTTCATCCTACCTGATGGTGATTTGACGTACTGGCATAGGTCGGGACCCATCCACCCAGCCAAAGCATAGGCAAGGGTTGTCTTTCCACTGGAGTCGGGACCTTCTAGGATAATTGTTGCCACGTTCTGCTCACTTTCTGAGATTCGTAGTGTAATATACCACTGTTTCATCTGTCAACTACGAGGAGTTCCGGATCATCCATAACTAATTTCTCCAGATTCTTCTTCTGACGGAGAGCTTTGAATACCAAGCCATCTATCGTGTTGACCATATGCAGGTGGTAGAATGTTACTGGTGTTTTTTGTCCTGCTCTATCGAGTCGTCCCCTTGATTGGACATAGTGATCCCAGCTATAGTCGGTTGAGTAGTAGATGGCATGTGAACAGGCATGTTGTAATCCGTCGAGTGCTTCACCCGCAGCGATCTGGATGACAAGGATTCTGGTCGCATCTTGCTTCCTAAAACTATCAACCGCTTCTTTCCTCCCTTTAGCCGTGATGCCACCTCTAATTTGAACCAAGCCATAGCGGCTAAGTCCATCTCTGATTTGGTTAAGTTCCCATTTGAATCTGGCAAAAATAATCACCTTCTCTTGTGCTTCCATAAGGTCATCTACTAAACTGAATAATACGGCTAACTTATCTCTCTGGAAATCAACGACCTCACTCAACTCATCGTGGATGGATCCGCTTGTCATCTCTTGTAGTCGAAGGAGTTTGGTCAGTACAATTGGGGCGTCTATCAGGTGACGTTTCCATACTACCATCCCATCTTCTGCAAAGGAATCGTATGCTGACCGAGCCGACTTGTTCATAACCACAGGGATGATCTCGTCGGTTACAGGAGGGAGGTCAAGGCAATCTCTCTTCCGTGCCGTAGATATCCATGGACGATATCGTTCTTGAAGGTCTTCCACGTTTTGGTAACCTCGAAGTTCGTATCCTGTACGCCCACCCCACATACCGTAGCGGTAACGGAATCGGGTCCAAGACATAGCATCACCTTTGACTGGGTCACGCCATATCTTCGGATCAATAACCTTGAGTTGACTATAAAGGTCCAGATAGTTCTTACTGACAGGCGTCCCCGAAAGGAGGCAAACGTGCCTAGCTCGGGATCCCAAACGGTGAGTAGCTTTGGACCTCTTAGCTGTGGCGGACTTAACTTTCTGGCTTTCGTCGAGGATGAGTAGGTCGGCATCATATTCCTCCAGTGCTTGCATGATGGCCCAGTCTTTGTCTCTCTTGATTGCGGCTTCGTAATTGAGGATAATAAACCGAAGCGGAGAACTTCGATCTCCATACCACTCAATTTCTTCTCGGATTTGATCTGCCTTTTCTATTACTTTTCCCTGTGGTATCAGGGTACTTTGATGTACCCCAAGATGTTTTTCCATTTGTGCTGGCCATACTTGCATAGCATTGATGGGGCACAGAACAAGTACCTTGAGACCACCCTCCTTTAGATACAAGGCAGCGGCGAAGTCAAGGGCTGTTTTCGTCTTGCCCGTTCCAGGCTCCCAAAACAACGCTCCACTGCCCTGTTTCCAAAGCCTCTTAAGACCCCTCCGCTGGTGCTTAAAAGGCTTGGACTTAAATCGGTACTTCACATGCCATCACCCAGTTTGCGGCGATTGTACTCATCTATAACTCTGTTATCCACAGCTAGATGTTCACCCTCAAGTAGGTATTCAAACCCCATCTCTTTGGATAGGGATATCAACTCTATGGTACGTTGATTAGCGGGCGTGATTACTGGCTCATCATCAGCTAGTGGTTGGTTGGGCCAGTCAGGGTGTTCACTTGGGGACCTACTTGATATAATTCCCACCATTGTATCATCATCAACCGTTACTGTGGAATACTCTACGTCCGACGCATCGACTTCCTCCTCAGTAGCAAGAACCATAACTGCTGTTAGATCCTCAATTACCTCTATTAATTGGTCGATCTTATCCTCTAAACTCATCCTCCCCACATCCTTTCTGCTAGTAAGGGGTTGTTTGCCAGTACGTGATAATTGGAATCAAAGATGCGGCAAACAGGGCATCTATTGACGTCCCAGTATGGGTCCCAATCAAAGACCCGAAACTTACGACAGTACGGGCACCATAGCCTCCCTCTCTGATTGTTCTCCCATAGATCCTCATGAGTAAGCCGTGATGCAGGGGGCCCATAGCCAACCTGTCTACTAACTATGGTGTATTCAAAATCAGGATGCTCTTTCTTAAGGACCTCGATAATCTTCTTGGCATCTCGATACCTACGTACCAGTTTGCCACGATTCTTACCTTCAAAGTCCGTAACAACAAGCTTCCACCTCATTTTGTGCTTACCTCTTTGTACCATCTTCGGGTACTTGAGGTTACCCTTCTTGTTCAATATCAGGGGCTCGCTCCGCAAGATAAAACCTCTTTGCCTTTCCTATAGTTCGTACGGCGATTGTTCCATCATTCAATAGTGGGGCCATGTCTGCCCTTATCTTCTTTTGCCCGACACCCATAGATGCCTGGAGATTACGGTATCCGAGCCCATCAGGCCCAGCTTCACCCAGAATGGCAAGGATCTTATTGTCTGTACCGACAACTCCCGACGCTTGCCATTCATACCCTGATTCTCCAACGTCACCCATATTGAGGATAAAACCTGTCGGGGGAGGAGATAGACGCTCACGGAATTCCCGCTCCACGACCACCTGGATACCTGATTCACTAACCTTAGCTTCGAGATATAAGGCTGCCTCAAGCCATCCGTATATAGTTGTGGAACCCAAGAGCTTGATCCCTCCAGCGCCTCTACCTTTTCGATCAGAACCTCCTTTGCCCCAATGGTGTACGACCACCACTGCACAGTTGTAGAGGTTCCTAACACGAAGAAGCCATGAGAGGATGGGACGCATTTCCTTAGCATTATTTTCATCGGCACCCCCTATCATGAGGTATAGCGGATCGAACACGATGAGTTTGGCACCCTCTTTCTGGATGACCTCCTCTATCGCATCTCGATCCTGTGGATTACTCATATCGAAACCAAAATCGTTATAGAAGATAAGAGGTATAGACGGCGGGAACTGTACCACAATCTCATCTTTATTACCCTGAGAAACTTTGCCTGAGTGTAACCCACGTTGGTAAGTCATTTTCCATAGTCTGTCTCGTAACAAGGACATAGAGTTCTCTTGCTGGACTACAATGACAGGGCCCACCCCTTTAGGGTTAACCTCAAATTGCCCCATGAATGGGGAGTTGGAAGACACACTGATGGCTAGGTCTAGAGATATGAGGCTCTTATAAGATTTGGGCAAACCAGCAATAATGCCATGGGATCCAAGTGTCCACCAGTCATTAACAAGCCATGCTGGTTCAGTAACTTTGGAACCAAGGAGATCGGCATAGGAGATAAGTCTTGGCCGCAAACGCACAAGGCCTGTTTGCTGATCGACTTCCCTCTCGGTGCCAGTATGGAGATGTGCTTTCTGGACTTCACGCCAGAGGTAATCATCAGCGTTTCGCCGTTCCTTAAACTTATTCCAGACAGATCCTCTGACAACGAGGAAGACTTCTTCTGGTTCGAGTCCGGCTTCGAGGAGGCGACATTCGAGTTCCCACAGTCGGTCACTTCTGTCTCCTTCGGCTTGCTCTCGCTTCTCTCCAAGTAGTTCACGTCCTCGTACATCAAGCCTATCCCAGATACGTCTTGTAATGCTTTCTGCCGATTCGGCCGGGAGGATAAGAGATTGGACCAGTGGATCGAGGTTATGCGACTCCACTCCTTTGACGAATTCCTCAATTTCTGCGACGGTAAAGGTCTGCTCATTGTCCCAAAGTTTCCTTACTCTCTTGGGGGTGGGGTATTTGTAATTGTAGGTACCTGGTATACGGAGGACTTTAGTAAGATGCCATCCACCCTTGTCCGACCCGGTGGCATAGGTGAGTCGTCTATTGAGATCCTCAAACTTCTTAGGAGATACTGGTCGTTTGAGTTCCCATAACCCTTGGTATCTGCCGGGGCTTGTTTGTATTGCGATAGTGGGCTTAAGGTCAAGGGATCTAGGGTCAACTGCATCAAGGTCACTGTATAACCATCTGAGTCTTCCAGTGTTGCTTTTAAGACGACGGGGGCTTTGGAAGACATTCGGGCAGTAATAACTGTCCGAGTCGGCGGGGTGATCGGGTATCTTCTCTTCCGTAGGCCATGTATACGCATCAGGTTCTATCCATTTGTCTGTTTTGTAGGGCGTGAATACGTACCCAGTTTGAGTACCCCATACCCTTCGGAGGAAAGAGTTGGACATTCGTCACTTTCAGGACGGAGGGGGAATGGACCCGGGAGGCCATACTTGAGGCATATCGTCTTTGTGAATAAGGTAGTAATACCCTTTAAGCCCTACTTTTGAGGCTTCGATATTACCGCTCTTAATATGGTATTGAACGTCCCTAACCTTAACATTGTGCTGGTCAGCAACATCTCGGGTAGTACGCCAGTCGGATAGGTCTCTACTCATAGGTTCTCTTTCGTCGGATATTATACTGTATCATAGACCACTATGCGGTGTCAAATCCAAGGAGAAGGGAGAGCGGGGTTATCCATTCCGCTCTCCCTTTTCCTCGCTGTACGAGTCAACCTACTTCTTGGAAGCAGGCTTTCTGGCACGTTTCTTAGCAGGAGCCTTCTTGGCTGGGGCCTTTTTCTTTGCGCCCTTCTTGCCTCCGCCCTTCTCATGAGAGTCCTCTTTCCAGGCCTTCATGATTCGGACAAGCTCTGCATCCTTCCAGTTGACCCAGGTGTAACGGGCTTTAGGCTCACGCTCGGCGAGTTTCAAGTCCCCGCTTGTGGCCTTACGCCGCAACCAGGCACGGAAGGTCTTGGGATTGGCACCAAGCTTTTCAGCAACGGCTGAAGCTCCGATACCCTTTGGCTTCGACTTGGCTGATGCCTTCTTTGTCGTTGCCTTCTTCGTCTCCTCTTCCTCATCGAGGTCATCAAAGTCCTCATCAAGGTCAAGGTCATCAAAGTCAGTCAAGGGTTCCTCCTCTGCTAGCTGACTTTCCTTACTGTTTAATAGTACACTAATTGGTTATCGCTGTCAACTCCTCTCTGATCCAAGGACTGGGCTCAAATGGTGTAAGCACCAACTCTTGTGGTTTATGGCCACTAGCCCCTGGGACCTTCTGTTTGAACTTATGGCCATTCATGATGTAACTACCTACTTCCCACAGAACCCATACTAGTTTCTCTGTGGTGTCATAGAAGGCGATTCGACCCTCTCGGTCAGAGCCTTTGAGTCGTACCCAGTGGCCATGTTTCTTAAAAGAGGGTTCACTCATCGTCGGTTCCTCCCATTGGCAGTAGCCCAATCCATTGCAGGTTTGGCCACACTCGGTCGTACCATTCTCCCTTGTCCCACTCGACGGTCAACTCGAAGTTGTAGTAATCCCGTCGATCCATCGCTGTGACCGTGCAAGCGCCCATTGTCTCTACCGTGATACGGTCGCCCGCTTTGAAGTCGTTGGGAACCCATTCGCCTGGAGGTAACTGGGTTTCTCTCTCACTCATTGTCGGTTCCTCCCAACGCATCCAACTCAATAGTCATATTGGTACGCCCTCCCACACTCGATACATTCCGTGTACGACGAACCGTTTTTCAGAGTGAACACAGGTATGAACTGGTGGCGACATACCTCTTTGGGCTTGTCGGTTCCTCCCAACGCAGCATCCACAACAGGCACCAGACGTGACCCGCCGCAGCTAGGGAGATGTTCCTCTAGTCGCCCAACGAAATGCCCACCCATAGCGATTGCGTTATAGTGCTTGTCGATGTCGTGTTCGCATCGTTCGATTCGGTAGGTTTGGTCACTCATTGTCGCTGCCCTCCACTTGAATAACAGCGATGATGGCCCCCTGTTTGCCTCCCTGATACGGAGTGTCTGAGTTCGGGTGATACGTCACACCGGGAGCGATATGAACCGTGTCACCTTCCTTGTCCTTGATCTCTACCCATCCGGGCATCAGTCGGTCATTCATTGTCGGTTCCTCCAAAGTATCAAACATCACTAGCAATCACTCCAATGCCCTATACCGCAATTCGACCAATCACAAGTATCGCACGCCACATACTCGCCATAATGAATATCAACAAACGAACCACCGCACTTAGGGCAGCCACTATCGACCGCGGGTATCGGGTTGTGCATTGTTGGTTCCTCCCAACTCGTTAATCGTGTCAGCAGGTCTATTTCTCCTTCCGGACGCCCTTGAAAGTGCCTCCCGAACGCTTCACGCTCGTGAATCGGCCAGTAGTTGTATCACGTTTCGTCCAAAGACCTGTAGAGGAGTTTTGCACCTGGGTGCGATTCGTTACAGCGCCCTTGCCGGTTCCTCCCAACGCATCCAACAAGTCAGCCAACTCAGACCACTGCTGTCGAAACTCGTAACGTCCTTGTCCAATGTCGTCGTAGTTCCATGCGTCTGCGATAGCCTGTAGGCGGGTATCAGGAACCAGTACGTCACGGTTCTTCAGATACGAAACAAGTTCGCTGTCGTTGGCGAGATAACTTCCGGTTGGTAGGTCGGGGTTCGTTAGGTCGATTCGGTACAGGTCACTCATTGTCGGTTCCTTCCTCGATCGCTGCTGCCGGTGCAGCCAGTAACGTAACCATAATGATTGTGGTGAATAGTGTCCTCATGTTATATCTCGATCCAGAAAGTCCATGGGGTCTCCCCACTCACCTTCTAGTTTCATTGTGTCTGCCTCTTGGTTACGGATAATATGCTCAGCATACTCTCTCCGCTCCCGTTCGTCAGCCAACTGTTTTTGAACCTCATCTAATCGTGGTATGAATAGAAATTGCCATACAACCCATGCTGTCACAATAACAATGAGGATGGATCCAACTACAAATTGTTCCACAGTCATGCTGGGTGCGTCTCCCCTCTTCTTGATCTACCGTGCCTGTTTACTTCTATTGCTCCTACAATACCATACTCGCCCAAAAGAGACTCGACTTGGCGTATAGTCCAAATGTTGAAATTTATCTCTGGCTCAAATGACTCCTTGATGACATTTCCGTTGTAGTCTTCCATTGTATAGGTGTATGTGCCTTTGTCAAGTAGTTTCCGGAACAGAACTTTATGGTCCCTGGACTGGAAGTGGATCTTGTCTATCTCTTGCATACCTTGTCCTTTCGCTTGGTTAGTGGGACCCAGATAGGACCCAGGCTGACAATGTTGGTTCTGTTGGCGTGACTATTATAGGGTCTGGTGGAAGTAGGTTGAAGAATGAGAGGATCAGATAGCCGACTATCATGATGGTGAAAAGAATGATCCAAGCCATTACGACCTTTTTGGCGAGTTCGATTATGGTTATCATCCGTGGGCACAACCGATCTGACCGCACTCTCCGCAGTAATCGTCATCATCAAGAGGTGTTACATCATGAAGATCAACATGGTGCCGACGATCATCACCAACCATAATGTAAATCCCGCAATGGAAATGCTCATCACACTTCGCTTCCCATTCAAAGGCAATGCCTTTCATTGTATCAACTTGAACTGCCATCATCTAATCTCCTTTGGGTCTCTTTCTGTAGGTGTTTCTTCAGGTGTTTCTTTCACTGGGTCTATGGATGCCCAGAACTCCAAGGGTACTGCGGAAACACTCACCCTGGGTCGACTCACACCCCCCCTAGGGGGTGGGTGAATGAGGCGCCCAGTGAAAGTCTTGATGTTACCGGTTTGCCGTATTGTTTGGGTTTTGTGTTTTCTTTGTTTTTGGGAAGTTTGAGGTACGTTTTGGTTTCTTTTCTGTTTTCTTGATTGTGTCATTGTAGTTTTGGTCTCCTCTCGGCGTGCCCAGGCTTACAGGGGGAGCCGCTATATGTCGTTGTGAGTCGTGAGACTGTAATTGAATTTCCAATCCTTAAAAACGATTCTACGCTTTAGGTAGTTTTTGGGAGTTCGGGGTCATCTCGCTCAATTCGGTACAAAGAAACTTCGTGGTTCATGAGAACACATTCCATTTGGTAAATGGGGTGCCAGATACCCTCTATTGGTTCGAACCTCTTATATTTCTGTCTGGCTAGTTCTTTGAATTCATTGGCCTCATTTTCATCGAGGGCTCGGAACATAGCAAACCCATCTTCCTCAGGGTAGAGGATCTGGTCCAAATTAGACAGAAGGTTGGCTTGGTTGAGAACCTCTACTCTGCTTGGTCCCAAAAGTAATTGGTCTCTGGGTGAATTTGTGTTAGACGTGGTCATATCATCCCCATTTGTAGTAGTGGGCTGATCTGCCCGCAGTAGCATTTGCCATCAGGCTCGATACCGTTCCCATCGTCGGGGCAGTAGAATACATGTCCATCAGGTGATACGTCCCATCCCAAGTCTGCGAAACCATTATCCTCGAGAAATTGTTGCCAATCCATTGTGTTTCCTTTCATTTCTTTCTGGTTGTCGGTGTTGTCTTTTTGGCGGGTGTTTTGGTTGCTGGCTTTTTCTGTGTCTTCGGCTTCGGCGGGATCTTTGGACCCTTACGTGTCATCTTTGGATGGTCAGCAAAGAAGGTCGTTAAGGCCTCATCTACAATTTCTCCAATGCTTGCGGGCCAATCTTCTGTCTCATCGGGACGTCTGGTCATGGGTCGGTCCATGTAGTCAAGGTAATCATCAATACTGTTCCGCATTCTGAGCGTAACTCGGGTATTGAACTGAACCTTTACATCTTCGTTGCGGATACGTTGTGGGCTAGCCATGTTTAAATTTCCTCCAGCATTGCTTGATGGTATTCTTCTATTACGGTTGGCACTATTGACTCATGGAATTCATCTTGACGAAGGTCTTCCCTGAGTGTTTGGTCCATGAGTTTTTGCATACAGGTTTCATGGATCCAATTTTGTGTGTTGTGGTGAAGTCTTACCACTTTGTCTTTACCTGCGATGATGTACTGTTGGCACTCTCCACATCGTTGAGTGTACCTAGCGGTAAAAGATTTCATGATGGTTGGCCCGCTTCTTTGTCTCGCTCTTGGCCCATCTGCTTAATGACGGTTCTAAGAGTCAAACCCACTCGGTCGTAGTCTTGGTTGGTACAATCATTGCCTTCAGTAACAAACTGGTTGCAAACGGGGCACTTGACATCATCTCCGGCCAACCACTTATTGAGTTGGCGTCGTGGCTTGAGATGAAAAAGCGATTCGGCCTCAAACCTGATGGATGCATTGCTCATCGGGGACGACCTTCCATCATACGGTCCCAAGACCTGATGTTGTCGAGTCGTTTGGCTTTGAGTTCTTGAGACTGGGCGTGTGTCATACTGGGCCAGTGGCCAAACTTCTCGATGAACTCCTCGTGAATATGTTGGCATTCTTTACAACGGCATAGCGGCGTGTTGTTCATAGTTGGACTCCTAATGTGAATAGATAGATGGCGAAAAGTATGATAAGGGCTATGATGTTACGGTATCGGCTCATGATTCTCCTTACTGGAACATGTGAGGGGCTTCCATCCTCATCATATGTTCCATTTCAACTCGGTCCTTGTATTCCTCGGGATCTATTTTGCCAGTGCCTCCACACATCTCACAACGAGTATCATAGGCTCCGGAGAAATAATCGTCCCTCATCTCTTGATTCCAGTCGGGTCCATTGAACTCGTCGGACGTGATTGCTATCCCATGGAGAGTTCTAGTTCCCCTCCCTCGACAATCCTCACACCAATCATCTGATACTTGGACGGTTTTCATAGTCCTCCTCTACCTCCTATCGGCAATCAGTATGATGGCCAATGTCTTTCTCGTATTCCGTGTTAAGTTCGCATCCACAATGGGTACAATGGGTATACATGGACTACTTCCTGTCTCGTATCTGTTCTTGGATGATGAATATGGCTGGAATGACAAAGCAGACCAACACAACGACGGACATACTTACAATGGCTTCGGTCAATGTTTGCATTATGATGGATTTTCGTACTGGTAGATCGCTTCAAAGCGGGCATGGAAGGCAAACTGTTCGATTGCTTGGTCGATGTTGTCGTGGTCCTCGCAGATACCATTCAGAAGCTCATTGATATGGGCCTTGAGTTGGAGTCGTGCGTAGGCCAGATCATCAAAGTAGGTTGGTAGGTCTATCTCTCGTTTGATGGTACGTGTGTCTGGCATTGGCTTCTCTCTTTTCTTTAGGTATCGTGGCTTGGATGAATGATACGAATGGCTGCACACTCTTGGTCATCGTCATCAAAACAGATGGCGTAATCAATTAAATGCAATGGGCATAGTGACTGTGTAAGGGCAAGGCTTGTGAAATCTTCTCTGGCCCAACGGTCAGCTTGAAGGCTCTTTACACAGTTAGCCAAAGTCTTATAGAGGGTCAAGCCAATATCTTCGTTGCCATAACTAAGCTCGGCTTCGTAGTGGGCTTTTATTTCTTCTTTCGATGGCGTTATGATGAATAGGTTGCGGATATGGGCGCAAGCATTCTCATCCTCTTGCATGTATCGGTTTAGCAAGTTCGCATTTGGATTGCGATACTTCATGGGTCACCTCCCTTCTAATACTCGTTGCTTGTAGAGGTATAGAGAACTTTGCGAATGGCCTTACGTGCTGTTGGATCTCTGTAAGCAGATGGCCCCTTCGTCTTGACTCTACGTTGGCGTTTATGCACTTGGCGTAAGTCTTGTGAGCGTGGGGCCAGCCGATACTCATAGATTCTGTCATAGTCTGACTCGGTGAGTGATGGACGTTCATTATTCGGGCTCGTATGCTCTGCTTGCATACTTTCAAGATAGCACACATGGGTTCCAGTGTCAATGCCTAATTTAAAATTATTGATGAGGTATGATGGTAATCCCGGTAGGCCATTTTGGGCCAAACCTTATACTGGTAAGGCCGTACGTCGGCCATAAACTTGTGTGGCCTCGATAACGCCCATTTATCAGTTGGAAGGCCAATTAATTTCTGTGGGATGGCCAGTGGAAGGCCATTGGCTGGCCATAACGCTTAGTTACCAGTTGGCCTGCCATACTGCTCATAGCCACTCCGCACCGCAAGAAGCTAGCTAGCACTTGCGTACTAGCTAGCTCGCTTGCGAGATAGAGTGTTACTCGCTTTCTTCTTCTTCTGTATCGCTTGTGAAGTGTTCGACAAGCTCGCTTGTGAGCTTTGCGCTCAAAGCGTATGCTTTCTTAGCGTCTCCCCACCGATTGTTCTTCTGCTCTGCTGAACGTGCATGATTGCGTCGAAGATACGCACGAATCGTTTTCTGATTCGTGTCTGTAGCTTCAGCAATCTCAGCGATTGACATGTTCGACATTCGCTTTCTCGCTTTCTGCTAGCGCTAGCTCTCTTGCTAGCTCTTGAGTATGACTCTACACTAGCTAGCAAGCTATGTCAATGACTATAGAGTAATCATTCGCATAACTAGATATCATTGATTGCTAGATAGATAGCTCGCTCATGCGCTTTACGATATGTAAAGAATGAGTGTGAGCGTATAGACAGCTATCAATATGTACTCAAGTAAGTGCTAGCTACAGCAAGCAAACGCTAGCAATTGCAAGCACTAGCAGAACGAACATGTGTTCGATTCTGTTTGACACGGGGACTTTAAACTGGCGAAACACAGGATACTATGAGGTACCTTCTCGGTCCGTCCCGGAAATTCTAGAAAAATTTTTGCCGCATTACTTTCTCGGCCTACCTCTGGTGCGGCCATAAGTGATAGGGCGATGGCTGAAACAAGTGCCTTTAAGGTTGTACCTACTGAGGATAGTGAGACAGCCATCTGAGGTACAGGTTCTTACCTCGTCTGAGGTTTCGAGTTTTCTACCCCTGGTTGGGAGATGTGTAGTTCCGTGCATCATGTTCATATCCTTGTTCCTCTGCTAGCGTTTTTGCTATGGTCGTAGTATAGTCGATATCTATGCCAGAGTCAAGACCAATGCCATTCCATCAGAAAGGGAAACGTCTTTCTGTGGAAGCAAAGGCATGGTTCTATGAGGAAGTCAAGAAGGGTAGAAATCCTTACCGGCTTGGGGAGCTCTTGGGAGTTGGGCGGGGAACGATACGTAGGTTGATGGTCTCTATGAATGAGGCTTACGGGGGTACAAGCCCTACTGAGACTGCTAAGAGAATCGCTATGGATTCTGGACCTGATGGGGGGTACCCAGATCCTAAGAGAAACCACGATCAGTTGGTGCATCCGCAGGCTATACAAGCGTGGCATGAATTTGGGTACTGGCGTAACTTGATGCTCGGTAGACGCCACATTCCTTGGCAGATTGAGATGGTCCAGATTTTGATGGCTTGGTGGGAGTCCGGACAAGCTACTGCTGGTACTGTGGAGTCTGAAGTCATCAAGGGTATTGTGAATACGCCGCCGGGTGGGGGTAAGTCAACCACAATAACGCATGACTTTCCCGGCTGGTTGATTACCCGGAACCGTGATATTCGGATTGCTTTGGGGGCACGCACGACTGGGCAGTCCTCTAAGTACACACGCCGGCTGCGTAATACGTTGGAGAAGAACGTACTCCTGAATATTTACTATGGCAGGTTTAAACCGCTGGAGCCAGAAGAATGGAGGGCTGACCGGTTCATTGTCGATGGAGTGGAGGGGCATGAAGCAACCATGGACTACAAGCTGGCTCTAGCGGGGTTTGATCCGACGGCTGGAGAAATCAAAAGACGCCTCAATAACCCAGAGGACGATATCCACCAGATCCTGAGTGATATCCAGACGGCGTTCTTGACCGGTGAGAAGGAGTCTACTGTTGCCTCACTCTCTCAAGATATGGGCTTTCTCGGTGGGCGATTCGATATCAACCTGTGGGACGATCTTGCCGATAAGAACAATTCTAAAACGGCTGAGCAACGTGAGGCAACTACTGAGTGGTGGTTTTCTGAGGCTGAATCGAGATGTGAGCCTGGGGGCCTCGTTGCCTTGATCGGTACAAGGTTTGGTAAGTTTGACATCTATGCCCACTGTAAGAACCTCACGTATCAGACGGATGATGATGTTGATGAGGCTACTCTCAACGAGGTTACCTCACAGTTTACTGAGGAAGAGATGCAGCAGGTTCGGGAAGAATTGGAACGGGAGCTTGTAGATAAGTATGGCAAGGACTACTCTGAATTAGCCACGCCAGATATATCCGGTGGAATGCGTAAGAGTAGGAAAGTATACCGCTACTACAAGTTCCCGGCCCATGATGAACAAGCCTGCCAGAACCTTCTCTCCATTAAGAACAGTGACCACATTGAATGTGTGCTTGATCCTAAGCGATTCTCTTATACGCACCTGCGTAAGGTGCAAGCCGCTGACCCGAGAAAGTTCAATCTCACGTATCAGCAGTCGGATGAGGAGACGAGTGACAACCTCGTACAGAAGGTATGGCTAACAGGGGGTGTCGATGATGACAACATCACCTACCCCGGTTGCTACAACTATGAGAGGCGCTTGCTACAGATACCAGAAGATGTGGATCCTGCTGACTGCTTCTCTATCGCTACGCTAGACCCGTCTGCTCAGAATTGGTGGTCAGTCCAGTGGTGGATCTATGATACGGCAAATGATAAGGATTATCTCATCAACCTTGTGCGAGCCCGCCTGACTTCTGGAGGGTTCCTTGACTATGACATCAAACGAAGGGTATTCACAGGGATAGCTCAAGACTGGCAGGAACAGGCTAAAGCGATGGGTTGGCCGATATCTCTGTGGATCATTGAACAGGCCGCTGCCCAGCGATATATCTTCCAGCACAAGTGGGTCAACCAGTGGATGCAGACACACCACACCACAATCAAGGGGCATGAGACCCATAGGAATAAGGCTGACCCTGAGCATGGTGTAGAGGGCAGTCTTCCAGGTAGGTTCCGACTGGGTAAGGTAGATTTGCCGTTTGACCAGAATGACCTTCCTACAAGAGTAACCGTCAATGAGTTTGCTAAGGAATTGACTGAGTATCCTGATTCACAGACGAATGACATGGTTATGGGGTACTGGTTCTTTGACTTCAACCGGTTAATCCTCCCCGATTCGATGCGGGTATCAAGGGCCAGTACCCCTAGGCAACATATATACCGTGACTCGCTTCCTGATTACATGGTTGGTAAAGAGAGTGAACCCACAGGTATGGGGCACTCATCCGTTCGTAACTACAGACGCAGGCAAGACTAAGACTTGACCAACCCCTGCGGGTGTGCTATAAATACAAGCAATGGTTTTAGGAGTGTACCAATGTCCTTGACAAAGAGAAGTCGCCCAAATCGGGTATCAATAGATATATCCTCCATCACTACTACCGAGATAGTCGCAGCCGTCGCCGGCAAACATATTGTGGTTCTTAATGTGGTTATCACTGTAGCCTCCGGTCAGACCATCGTTTGGAAACGTGGAACTACTGTCATCTCTGGTCCAGTTCCTGAGAGTTATACCGCTGGTGACGCTCATGCTGGTCTCCTTGAAACGGGGCCCGCTGAAGCTCTTAACCTCACAACCACAAGCACTGGCCAGGTATCTGGTCACTTGACATACGTGCTGGTATAACATGACCCTAGACCCTCAACTCAAGCCTAAGGCACAGGGGATTCGGATTCGTCACAAGACGTTAAAAGGGGTGCTTCTAGTTGTGAGGGATCAAAAACGTCCAATACCCAACCCTCACAACTATAAGCTCCCTATTTGTTCGTCCTGTATGGTACCACATGATGTAAAGACCTATCACCTCCAGCTTGATGATGAAGGTACTATTATTGTATCTAAGACCGTATATGAGAGGTTGTCTGCCCTTGACGATAGGGCTGGGTTTGAGACCTCTAATACTGTCAACAGTCCACCTACCCAGACACTTCAGATACCTATAGCAAAGAAACTGATCCAGGCATTTGACCCAGTAAAGGAGCAAGTGGATGCCAAGAACTAGGAAGATTGCTGAGCTTGAGGCTGAGCTTGAGACCTTACAACTTGAGAAGGGTAAATACCTTGACAAGTCAAGATCCAGAGCCAGAGCCATCTCGGTACAACTCAACAAGCTTATAGCTGAGGATAAGGCGAAAGCCAAGATTGACGCTATGAGTGACGAAGATAGGGTGGCTATGGCAGCGGCTCTTGCTGGGGGAGATAACTAATGGCTACTGTAGTACATGATGATTTTAGGGATGGCCAGCTAGGTACTCCGTCAGCACCACTAACCACTGTGGACTTTGATGCTGATGCCATTGACATTGCACTTCTTGACCAGACGGACTCAGGCGCTATTGTAGCCGCTACGAGTAATTACGGGTCTGTAGATACGGCTGTTGTGGTAGCAGATAGGGCAGACTCATCCGATGTCCCACTTCTGTCCAAGACTGTGGGTGTTGTTGCCACCGGTGTGTTTGATGCCGCTAATGTGACATTCAATACCATCACAGGTGATGCGGCTGATTACTTGACATTGTACCACTACAATGCAACGCCAGCTAACGCAGCCCTGATTGTAACGTGGGACTCTGCGACAACGGGGCTCCCAGTCACACCGAACGGTGGAGACATTACAGTAACATGGAATGCTTCAGGTATCCTTCAAATCTGAGTGAGGTACCATGCCGAGCCAACGAGATAAGTGGTTAGGTCAACACCGTGGCAGAATGGTACCTGGTAAGTGGGAGCAACGGGATCAAGTAAGAGCCATCCTTATGGGTATCATTGGGGATCCGTCTGCTCTTGATATCTTAGGTCGTAGTACTGGTGTAAAGAGGTACAGACCTTTTTCCTCTGAGGCGTATCCAGATTTAGTGGATATGCTGATAGAGGCATTTGACCCCATTGTTTCACCTCCAACTCTGGCTACTTATCCAGAGATAGCTCAATCCTTAATAACTGCTCTTGAACCTCTGATTGTTAACCCTACGGGTACACAAGAGATTCAGCCTAGTTTGGCTCAGAGTGTGATAGCGGCATTTAACCCTGTTATCACAGTATCGGGTGCAGGGTTGTGGCCAGATGCCTTTATGTCCTATACACCTCAGTTAACTCCCATTGTTTTAGATGGTGTGGATACTCAGACTATTCAAAATCTCTCCTTTGAGGATTTCTATAGGACAGGTGGGGCATCAGGCGGTAGACCAATTACCCTAATCAATTGTAATAACATAACCATTCGCCGCATTGATACACGTGGTTGTACTATGGGTCTTGTTTATGCTTACAATTCCACGAATATCACCATCGAGTATATCCGTATAGAGAATATAGCTAAGGAGTTTGCTGGTTGGGTTGGTGATTGGGAAGAGGATCGTGGCCCTTATAGCTACTTTACCAATGAGAATGATTGCAACGTATACCAACTTAATGGTGTGAATGGGTTTGATATAACACACTTGAAGGCTAGATATGGAAACTTTTTCGATGGTCTTTCCCACTTCGCTTCCAGTAATGGGATAGTGGATGATGTTCAGGTTGAGGGGGCTCGAACCACAGATCAAATAACCTCTGATGGACAGGACTCAGTAATATGGACTTCTGACTCTGGCACTGGTGTCATCATGGGAGATGGTGATGGGGCTAATGTTACCGTAAAGAACTCCTCTTTCCTAAATTGTGGTCAAGTAGGGTTTGCTACCGCTGGTGGATCATTCTGTGAGTATGACAATGTTGTGGTATACCAGCAAGCCGCTATAAGTCCGCTTCAGGTATACAATACCGCAGGTTATGTATGGGGTCAATACTCTGTTTGCTCGGACCACTCAGTAACTAACACTAGAACCTATGCCGAAGAAGGGGGAGAGTTTTGGGACGGAGGTAACTGCGGGTCTATTGATGTCACAGGATCTATCTTTGGGGATGGTACACTTGTGCCAGAGAACTATAAGGTAAGTTTGTAATGGCTGTTGGCTCTATTTACACAGCCCGTGCTCCTGCAACGAGTCTCATATCGAATAACAGCCTCGCTACGGAGCAGCAACTCACCTACGACACCGAGGTTGACACATCTGCTGATGTGACGAGGCAGTCAGGCAATCAGGCGTACCGTATTCAGAACACGGGCCGCTACCTGATACTCACCACAACATCGTGGAACGGTATCGACCTTGGGAACAACAACCGTGCTGTTGTTCGTACCCAAGTCAAGGTCGGTGGCACGAACCTGACTGGCATTTCAGGTAACGCATCCGGGTATCTGCGTGACTCAGGTTCCGCAGATGAATGCCACGTTATTACGGCTTCGTATGTTGACCATACGGTTGTTGGTTCGTCGGCAGATGACGTAACAGTGTGGGTCCAAAACTTCGGTGACACGTCTGTTGCGTTGGCTGACCAGATAGCGGATTCGTGTGGCATCCAGATTATACGGTTGGATGACGGGGCTGATTGGATACAGGTCCGTAGGGCCGCTGCTCAGTCGTTGACATCGGCGCAGGGTACGGGTGTCGGTATCCCCGCTGATGCAGCTTTTACGACCATCTCGTTTGACACGCAGGACGTGGAGACTGACTCGGCAGTTGCCGAATGGGTGTCCGGAACAGATGTCACGCTGAAATCGGCGGGCCATTACCTAGTCATCTTGAACACATTCGGGCAGACATCAGGCACGACCCGTAACGGTGCCATCCACAAGTTGATGCTCAACGATGCCAATATCAACGGTGGTACGTGGGGTTTGAACATGTCCCGCGGTTCGGACGGTTCAATCGAGTCGTGGGCGGCGTTGCCGGTCATTCTTGATGTGGCTGCGAACGATGTGTTGACGGTTGATACGGTGGCTGTCGGTGAAACCTCGACTTCGTATTCGATGGAGGAAGTGCAACTCACCGCCATCAAACTGCCCGACACCGCAGACTACATTCGCACCAGGCACTCCACAGCCAGGGACGGTCAGACAACGGGTGTGTTCCCACAGGACGCCGAGGACGAGGACGACCTTGGTATTCACTCGACGGTTACGAACACTGACCGGATCAACGGCACCGCCGACGACCACGACATGCTGCTGTTCGGTGCATGGTTCACCACACAAACGTCAACCACAAACTCTACCCGTGTCACCCATCATTTCCGGTGGTCACGAACAGGAACTATTGTTCAGTACGGGTCGGGGTTGTCGTTTCACCGTGGCGATCAATCGACTACGGGGTTGAAGTTCGGTGGCCGTGCCGCAGGTATCGCAGCGAAAGCGTTGGGGTCTACGGAGTACATGTCGCTCGATATGCGACTCGAATCCGGCACAGGTGATCAGACGAGAGACTTCCCTGCCAACCGTGTCGGGATCACAGGTGTCGCACTCGATACGCTTGCAGGTGTAACTGCACAGGACATTTCTCCGAGTTTAGCCTCCAGCTTAACAGCCGCCTTTGCCCCTGTTGCTTCAGTTGGGGCTGTTGATATTTCACCCGCTTTAAAGGCCCAACTGATAGCTACTTTTGCACCTTCTGTTAGTGCTATCACCTCAATGAATCTGGCAATTAATGCTGGTGGGAATGATGGGTTTGGATTTTCACCAACTACCTTTAGTGCTACTGGTACAGTAGAGACCGTTGGTGATGATGGTGACGCATCTCATATGTATTTCAGGTTCCAGCTTACAGATGATCTTGTAGGTGCAACCATAGATTCAGCCGTTCTCAAGATGTGGGTAGACGGAGCTACTACTGATGTGGAAATTGATGTTGTTGGTGATGATTCCGATAACCCCTCTGCTCCTACATCGTGGGCAACCCTTGATGGCATTACGCCCACTACAGCCACAGTAAAGTGGATACTGGATACTGCTGGAGGTGATGCTGACCTTACATCTCCAGATATAAAGGCCATTATTCAAGAGCTAGTAGATTCATATGGGCCACTTGATACAGAGTATATCCAGTTTGTTCTTGACCCTGATGCTTACACTAATACGGACGTTAAAGCCGTTCATATGTATGAGTCCGTAACATACACTGAGCCTCGACTTGAGATTACCTATACGCCATCTTCCTCCTTGGATATTACTCCAGCCATAGCTTCACAACTTATCACGGCTTTGTCTCAGACAGTTACTCCCGGGTTAGTGGATATTACTCCAGGCTTATTGCAACAGTTGGCGGTAGCTTTTGATCCTTCACTAACTACCACAGTAAGCGTGTCTCCTTCCTTGGCTGTTCAACTCATTCAAACCTTCTTGCCAACCCTAACTACAGGGCCGGTTGATATATCGCCTAGCTTGGCTCAGCAGTTAGCTCTTGGATTTGATCCCACTGTCACCCCTGGGAGCGTGGATATATCACCAGCACTAGCTCAGAGGTTGGTACAATCCTATGATCCGACTCTCACAACTACTGCGGACATCATACCTACTTTGATCCAACAGTTGATAGTGGGCCTTGATCCAACTCTTACCTATGTAGCGGATATTACACCGGGGTTGGCTCAGGAACTGGTTAATACCTTTGACCCCTCAATAGCTGTAGGGGCTGTAAACATTAGTCCTGCATTAGTACAACAACTCCTGATAGCCTTTAATCCAACTCTGACAACGGGTTCTGTGGATATTAGTCCCGCCTTAATGTCTCAGTTGATAGTTACTTTCTTGCCTCAATTGGATATGAATCTTCACCCAGGTTTGGTTCAGGAATTACTGATCGCTATAGACCCTACCCTTACTTATGTGGTAGATATAGTCCCCGGTTTGGTACAGCAATTGGTTGTCACATATGATCCTGTGGTAGCACCTGGGGCAGTGTTTATAACTCCTGCCTTACTACAAACGCTTCTTGTAGGTGTTGATCCTGCTATAGGTGGAGGTATTGTTATTTATCCTGATGTTGCAAACCAACTCGTTTTAGCGTATGATCCGACTGTAGATTTAGGTGCAGGATCAACTCAGGATATAATACCAGCCATCATGCAACAGCTAACCTCAGCCAATGACCCTACAGTAGCACCGGGGCCAGTGGCAATTGAACCGGGTCTACTTCAAGCTCTTTTAAACGGGTTAGGCCCAGAGCTTGGGGGCGACGATCAACCTAGAGCTACTACTACAATGAGTGATTGGAGCGGTTAGTGGACGAGAAACAGATCCTCAATCATCGAATGGAGCTCCTTGACTATTGGCGAGAAGCTCATTCTCGTTGGGATATCCTTCTTGATGTATACCATGGAAATTATGACCAATTATGGCCGGCTGAGTTTCGTAGAGGTGAAGTCCCTAAGGTAGCTAACTGGATCAAGTTAGGTTGGGATCGCTATTCAAAGATGGTGGGTAAGATCCCTACCAATCATGTACCGCCTAACAGTCTACAGAGGATCACTCAACGTAGGGCTGACAAGGTAGAACATATCCTTACTCACTACGATAATCAGTCCAGTATCAATAGCCTTATGAAGTGGTACTCTTGGTATCTTGTTGGCTTTGGTGCTTCTGCTATCGGAGTGATGCCAGATCCTGTACTTAAGGGCCCTAGGTACTTTGTCAAAGATCCTCGTATTGTTCTCCCTGAGCCAGGTGCTGGTAGCATACCTCTATCCTCTACTGCATATGGCATGTTAAGTGAACCTCAAATGCATACCATGAGTATGGGTAGCGTGGTCTTGAATGAATCTATGACTGCCTCATCTGTCCTTGATACATATGATGGTATACCTGAGGTAGAAAGAGCTTTAGGTATGTCAACCGGCCTTACTCCTGTATCTGTTATCACTTATATGGATAAAGAAGTAATGTCTCTCCTTGTTAACGAGGAAAAGGTTTTTGAGGTTGGTCATGAATTAGGCTTTGTGCCGGTGCGTATGACTTCACAATATGTGCCTAATCAGCTAGGGGGACAGAGCCAGTTTGAACAGAACATTGGGTTGGTGCTTGCATACATAAGGATCCTTAATCAGAAGCTTACCTATAATGGTAATGTGGTTTGGCCATGGTTGGTTATCAGAGGCCTTAACAACATTGACCACCAGGAACGAGTCATTGAGATTATGGACCAGCAAGGTAATGCTGAATTCCTGTCTCCACCTGGAGAGCTCCAGATTGAAAGAGACCTTGATGTCCTTGACCGTTTGATTCGTGTTATGAACCATGATACAGAATCCCTACAAGGTGAAGCTCCAGGCTCTGGTACAGTTACGGGTCGTGGAGTACAAGCCTTGAATCAAGATGCCACTCAGATGGTTCTTGATTATTGGGACCTCATGAAACCTGACGTTGAATTTGTTAAGGCTGCTGCTCTTGCCATTGATGAGAAGATTTATCCTAATGTCAAGAAAGAAATCTATGGCAAAGCTAAGGGTGAACAATTCCAAGATACCTATACGCCCCGTAAAGACATCATGGGGTATAGGAATGTAGCTGTTGATTTTGGTATTGGAGTTGGTGGACTTGAGGGCTTTACCGAATTGATGCAAACCGCTGCTCAAGGGTTTGTGGATGAACAAACTGTTATGGAGAATTTGCCATATATCAAGTCTGTATCTGAGACTAGACGTAAGGTTTTGCTTGACCGTCTGGAAAAGATTGTCTTTGAAATGGTAGCTCAACAAGCTCCCGCTTCTCTCATTAACCATATGACTGAGTGGATGAAAGCAATTCAAGAGGGTAAGGAACCATATAAGTGGATCAATGAAAACCCATTCCCCGAACCTCAAGAACTAGGCGCTCCGGGTGAGGGTGCTCCAGGTGCACCTCTGCCGCCAGGCGCTGCACCCGGAGCTCCTCCAGCAATACCAAACATACCATCTCCATCACAACTACTGGCACTAGGCCAAGGGAGGCAATAATGCCAATGATTAGAAAAGGAAGCAAGGGTAGTAAGGAAGAGGGTGGAGGTTCCGCTCCTAGCGGTGATGGCGGTAACGTCAATTACCGTAAGAATGAGGGAACCTCTGATGATAAGGTCGGTGGAGTTCCCACAGTAGAGACCAACCACAAAGCTCTTAATAAGAACCTAGGGAAGTAAATGACCGACCGTTCAGGTCGAGGTGGAGCAAGGGTACCAGATGGAGTACCTCGACCAGCATCTGTTCCGTTCGCTCAGGGACCTAATAGGTCTGACCTGAGTGCTTTGCCAGGTACACCAGGTACACCAGTACCTACTGATACCCCTACTGTGGCTCATGGTGATGCTGGGCCTATTCGTAGGTCTTTGTCTCAAATTCCATTGGACTCACTCAATGCTCAGAATGGTAGTCTCCTAGGGAACCCTACACAGTTCCCTGGTGAGCCTGTTACTTCTGGTATTAGCAATGGTCCAGGTGCAGGACCTGAGAGTCTTTTACCTAGTCCTGATAAACTGAACCAAGAACTATCCGCACAGCAAGTCAAATCGTGGTACCCGATGCTTATGCGCTTGGCATCATTGCCCAATGCTACTACTCAGACGAAGATCCTTGCTCAAAGGTTACGGGCTCAACTAGGTATTCAACCTCATCAAGTCCCTAAGTTCCCAGGGGAGAGGTAATGGGTTGGCAGGACAGATTCAAAAAGGTATTTGAAGGTGCAGCAGATATAGCCTCTGCTCCTATTGGCTTTGCTATTGACCTTGCCCGGGTCCCTCTTGATGAGGAGATAGGTCTTGGTGATCCTTTTGCTACGGGCTTTGGTCAAGTCTCAGAAGGCTTAGAGGATGTATTTACTAGTACAGGCCTTGCTACGGTTAGTGGGTTTGTTAAGGAAGTAACACCAATAGATGACGTTATTGGTGAGGTCTTTAAACAAGGTGAGTTGATTTATTCCAATGAGATGCAAACGGCTCTAGGTCAAGTTCCTCTAGGCCTTGATAGTGTAATCCCTGGCCTTGAGCCTGGTGATGCATCCATATCTCGTGTAGGTGGTGCGGCTTTGGGTGGGGTTGCAAGTCTTGTACCTGGCGGTGAAGAGGCTACCCTTGATGTTAGTAACCTTTACAAGAGGACGGAATTCAACTCACCTGGTCAAATAACGATAGGTAATCTGTTTGGATTGTGGGATATGCCTGACTACCAGAGGGAAGAAGTTATGGGCGGTATAGCCTTCAACTTTTCTACTGGTGTTATTGATGCCGCACTTCGTTGGTGGACCCAACCTGAAATTTTAGCAGGTAAAGCTGTTAAGGTAGCTAGAGCAAGATGGAGCCCTGACACAGCTAGAAAGCTTACCCTGTTTCAAAGGGCTTATGGCATGGATGCTGCTGTACCACAGTGGGTTGATGAGGGTGTAGAGTCAGCCTTTGATTTGAAAATTACAGGGTCCAGAGGTCGGTCACTTTATACTGTGGTCCGGAAGTCCGAGCTAGGGGATGCAACACGAGACCGAGCCCTGTACTTGATGGCAGATGAAGATGAGGCTTTACGTTACGCTAGCAACCTGTATGCCAAGAACGCCGATGATGCGCCTCTACTTCTAGAACTAGACCCAGAGGATCTCCCTGTAGTACTCGATGACTTCAGTTCCCCATCATTCGGTCCAGATGGGTTCCCAGAGCAAGCAAACCTCATTACTGTTACAGATAGCCTTGGCGGTAAAGTAAAGAACGCTCGTCCACTTAGTCAGGCTGAACTTGATTTTACCCGACATCTTGATGATGTACCTGAACACCTTAAACCAGCTACTCGTTTGAATGAAACCTTATATACCCCTGATGGCCAAGCGATTGAGCCAGGGGATCTGTACCACCTCAATGATTTACATACTGAGGTAATGGGACTTAAGGAAGCTTATGGGGTTGGTGGTGAGTCTGGTGCCATCAAATACATGCAGGCTATTCGTGCCCAAAAGAATGGGGGTACAGACTTAGTTAATTACGTCCTCGGTGATAAAAAAACTACCATGGCTATCAATGATATGGTTGGTAATACCGCTGATTATAACCGTAGGGTATACTTCGACAATGTGCCTGGTGGCCATGTTATTGCGGATCTTATGTCTAATGCTACTAGTTACGCTGAGGGAAGAACTATCCTTGCAGCTGCTATGGGTCTCGGCATTCAAATACCAGATGCAGTTACCATTCCGCCTCAGAGCCTTGCTCGACTTAAGGCTCTAACTCAGGAACTAGATGACCTTGCCTTAGGTCCAGAGGTGTACGCAAAGAGGCAGATGGCATATCACGGTATGATGTCTAATAAGGCCAAGATGGGTACGGCTGATTATGATATCCTTAAGGAAGCGGTTCAGGAAGAGATTGACCAAGTCTACAATCAGATGGAGATGGCTAATTGGTATGATGCTATGTCCAAGAAAGCTGTATTAGATGCTCCTCCCCGTTATTCACGATTGACCACAACTAGGGAATCTATACGGTCTTCCAATTGGTATCAGAATAGTTCTCTCGCTAGGCCTCTCAGGTCTGTAAATCAGAAACGACCTCACCCTTGGGTTAATGTCCATGATACCAATGCTGATGTTCATGTGGTTAGACAGATGGAAGAAGCCCACTCCCTCTTAGGTGAAACCTATATTAGCTCAGAACGGGCTGGGTATTGGAGAGAGAAGTGGATGTCCGCTGTCTCTGAGCAGGAAAAGGTTCGTATTGCTCATGCTATGGATGAGGAAATAATTGAGGCTGCTGCTCGTAGAGGAGGCATGAGTAAGGAACAAATTCAGAAGGCTTTGGAAAGTGCCCGTAGTGGTAGAACCTCGGCTGGAAAAATTTTAGCCTCTCGCCGCTATTCACCTGACTCAGATACGGACCTAGTTAGGTGGTATGATGAAGGTACTGGTGAGACTATAGAGATGCACATGCCTCTCCTTGGTACACAATTGCAGAACTGGATCCCACTTACTGATGTTAAGGAATTGAATAGAGTGTCCAGTGCCGTCGGTAAATGGACTACTCGTTTTGGGTCCGCAAGAGATGTCCCCATTGAACTATTAGAATCCTTCTACAATGTATGGAAGCCAAGCGTTTTGCTTAGAGGAGGCTGGCCAATCAGAGTCGTTGCAGATGAGCAACTCCGTATCCTTGCAAAAACGGGTAGTCTCCTACACCATCTTGCTGCTATAGAAGTAGGGGAAGTTCCACAGGCTCTAGCTACATTTGATAGAGGTATTAGTGGGGGTCAAAGACTAGCTACCTTATTCGGTGCTCCTGCTTCTATAGGTACCCATGTGTCAGCTAGAGCGGCTGGTACTGTATCTAGAGGTACACAAAGACTAAGGATGATGGACCCTGAGTTTTATGATGACCTTCTGGATGCTGGTACTGAAAAGCTTGCCTCTGCTAGAGCAGCTTTCAATGGGCCTAATGCAACCATCAATCAGGAATTCGAGCTCCTTCTTGGTCGTACTGAATCAGGTATCTTTGACCACCTTGTATCGAAATCAACAGGCCAATGGTCCACAGTGTCTAAGGGCAGTAAGACCTATACCCCTGCTTGGACCAGAGCCCTTCAGGATCAGATAGGTAGAGACCCATTGGCTAGGGTTATGTTGGAAGCATCCTTACTAGACGATACTGTAGAGGCTGTAAAAGACGCTGGACGGAAGTGGCTCAAGACTTCAGACGGTAGAGAGTACGCCACTCGTATGCCATGGCGAGAGGGTAACACCACCAAATGGGTTGATGATGTGGATGAACTCATTGATTATTACACGGTGGGCTATAACGAGGATCTCATTGATGGAGCCCTCAATAACAAGGTGACCGAATCCATGCTTTCCTCTGTGGATGAAGCATTGCGCCCTGAGACCATCCATGCTGAGATTGTAGATCAGACCCTCGGTAATAGTGAGGTTATTAAACTCATGAGGGAAACATTATCTACCTCATTCGATTTGTATGGTAGGCTACCTACTGATACCTTGAGTCGCCAGCCATTCTTTAAGCATGTGTATGCCGCAGAGATGAAGCGGCAACGTAACCTCCTTGCCTCTCAAGGTGTAGACGTATTGGACGAGGCTGTAGTAGCCTCAATGGCTACACAGTCTAGAGCCTTTGCTCTACAGCAGGTGAATGAGTACCTTTATAACTTAGCCGAAGCTAGTAGGTTCGCTGATAACCTCAAATTTATTTTTCCATTCTTTAATGCTTGGGAAGAGGTTCTTACTGTATGGGGTAAGATTGCTCTCCAAGACCCAAGCGTCATCGGTCGAGCTAAGTTATTGTGGCAAGCCCCTGATAAGGCTGGTCTCATGGTCAAGGATGATGAGGGTAATGAATTCATCCAGATACAGATGAGTGAGAAGATGTCGGATAGTTTAGGCCTCACTGGCTGGCAAAAATATCTGGCTGAAGGTGGTATGAGGTTTGGTAAGACTACATTTAACCTTATACTCAATAACCCGTTGCCTGGTTTTGGCCCTATTGTTCAAGCTCCAGTGAATGAGATTGTTAAGGATCGACCAGACCTTGAAGAATCCCTCAAGTTTATCCTTCCTTATGGTGTTCAGGCCAACTCATTAGACCTGTTACTATCGCCAACCCTCAAGAGACTCCGAGCTTGGTATGGTGGCCCTGAGGCTGACAAGAGTTATGAAAGTCATTTTGCCAATGTTGCATCATGGATGGACTATGAATATCGTGCAGGTATCCGTAGTGATGCTCCTACTCTTGATGAAGTACATGGAGCCGCAAGAGCCTTGTTCACAATCCAAACAGTGGCTAATTTTACCTCACCTGCTCAACCTATATTCGATTCACCACTGAAGCCATATATAGATATATACCGTGACCTCCAGGAGAACTATGCTAGTGATGCGGATGAGATTTTCATTAACCAGTTTGGTAGTGAATTTATCAGCCTTACCCTCAGCCGCACTAGTTCTATAACAGGGATCCCGCCTACACTGACAGCCCATGAAGCTAGAGAACCAGTAGAGGCTTTGATTACTAAGTACCCCGAGTTCGGTAGGTTCATTATCGGTGAGGACTCGGCGACGGGTGAATTTTCCACAGCAGCTTTCGCATGGCAGTTGAGTAATCCTCCCACCGATGATCCTAAGTTCAGGGATGAAGCTGAGCGTAGGTACCGTATCTTGACCTTGGACCCAGATACTGGTACTATCGAAGAAGCCGACAAGAGGCTTGGATGGACAGAGTATATCAAGGCTATGGATATGATTGAAGTGGAGATGAAAACAAGAGGACTTGCTAGCCTTCGTGTTAAGGAAGCCGAACCTCTTGCTGCCCTTAAGCGGCAACTCACTCAATCTATAGCAGAGAAGTACCCAGCCTGGTGGAGAGACTTCAACCAACGTGATGGTCTCAAGTGGGATACTCGGATTAAGACCTTACGAGATATATCCAAATCTCCTGTTATGGATGACAGAGCAGATATGGAAGGTGTTCGCCAATACCTAGATATGAGGTCTACTGTTCAGGCTGAGCTTAATAGGCGAAAGCAACTTGGAGGATCTGCTACTCTCTCAGCCCAGAGCAATCAAGATATAGCCATCCTGTGGGATTCAATGATATACAGTGTCCTAGCCGATAACATTTCTTTCTCCCCAATTTACTACCGATATCTGGAAGGTGATCCCGTTGGCTGATAAGCTAGACCGTATTTTATCTGAACTGGAGTCTGGTAGTGTTCTAGGCATTGATGACCTAGAGGTTTTAGCTGAAGCCAATGATGGTAACCCTATTGTGGAGTTCTTGTTTGGCTCAGGTTCAAGTATTGTGGACTCTCTTTCGGATACAGCTAAGGCTACGTTAGATGAGTCTATTCAGGCACAAGGAGATAAAGGCATAGTAGTTTCTAGAGACTTAGGCCTTGTTTTAGATGAACCATTTTTTGGTGGACCGGCTAAAGCCACAATAACTGCTGCAGGTGGAGCTGGCCCGGGAGTAGTGGGAAAAACTGTAAAAGTCACTTCCGCAGCTTCTAATTCTGGCCTTGGTCGAGCAGTATTCACATGGATGAGAAACCATAAACTTTTAACAGGTTTGGGTATAGCAGGTGCAGGGTTCTGGTCTATAGGGTCTGATGATGATCCTACTACTCAAGCGGTCCAGACAGCCACTGCACCTGACCAAGATATCCTCGGTGAGCAACCTAACGATTTCATTGTGATAGACCCTGCCACTGGTCAACAGGTACCGTTAAGTCAGTTGGATCCAGGTCTTAATGCTTCTGTTGGGGTTCAGGAAAGTTTCGGCGGGTCTGGGTCCTTTAGTTCTGAACTTCAGGCTTTTGCCCAAGCTCAAGGTCTTGATATCTCACAACTAGGTTTAGCATTCGGAGGCATTGAACAAATCAATCCACTGTTCTTCGGGGAACAAAGAGTTAATGAATCAGATTTTCCATCAGGTGTAGACGTTCGTGGTCAAGCTTTGCCTGAT